ATGAAAGGTTTGGTGCTGACGTTATCGTTACTGATGTTATCCGTGAATGCTTTTGCCGCTGGGAAAATAGTGACTGTCAGTAAGTTTGAATTTGGCAAACAATGGGCATTTACCCGAGAAGAGGTGATGTTGGAATGCCGCTCAGGGGGAGCTTTGTTTGTGATAAATCCCAGCACATTAGCGCAATATCCACTTAATGATGTTGCATCTGAACAAATGAAAGCAGGCCATGTCCTTGCGAAACCGCTAGATATTTTATTATTAGATGATAGCGAGAACCCTGGTCAAAAGATGAGTTTGCTACCTTTCCAACAGCGTGCGATGACTTTATGCGAAAAGTAAGCACGACAACTTGAGCATCGCTACGGCCTTTATTTTCTATTTAACAGATAATTACCTTTCTTAACTGGTAGGCTAATTTGTATCATTTAAATTAGTTTGCAACCGTTATTAATTACTTCTGTTGCTAAGTTGGCGAAACACATGTCCTCGACTACTCTTAAAGAGTATGGCTGAACAAGCCTACGTTAATGCCAACTTTTAGCGCACGGCTCTCTCCCAAGAGCCATTTCCCTAGACCGAATATAGGAATCGTATTCGGTCTTTTTTTAACGTGTTGATTTTATTGGTGTTTTTTCCTATCCCCCGAAATCCCCCGAAATTTCCCCGAAATCCTATACTCGGCCTAAATTTCTACCCACTCATTTTTACGCGAATCCAGGTATACATTCGTCATTTTCATCGATTTGTGACCGAGCAATTTCTGTGCAAATTCCTTACCGTACTCAGCTTCATAAAGTCTCGATGCCAGGCTGCGGATCTCGTGAAAGCTGGGAGGGGATATGTCATAAACCAGATCCGTTGCTTTCAATGCTTTAACAAATGCTTTGGTGAGAGAGTCCGCATTTAATGCACCGGGCTCCCGGCCTGATTTTCTACTGGACGAGCAAATGAGATATTCGCTCTTATTGTTATTCAGGCACTTTTCTACAACGTCACCGACGGAGGTATTCATTATTTCCAACCGAAGTGATAGTGATATAGCTATCTGCATTTTAGTTTTACTTTGGACTATCCAAAGCTTGCCATCATGCACATCGCTTCTTTTTAATTGCCGCACATCGTCACGGCGTTGGCCGGTAATTAGCGCCAATGCTAGGCTGAGTTGAACCCAGTTCTGCTGTTGGCCGGCTGCCTCATAAATCTTGCAAAAGGCAGCATAGTCGAGCCGTTCCCGCTTAACTTTTGGTGACGGTGCGCGTGTTGCTTCCACAGGGTTGGTGCTAATTAAACCATCAGCTATTGCTTCTCGAAAGACATCAGACAAAACAGAACGTAGATTTACCGCCATCGAACTTTTACCATTATCGACATAGGCATTAATAAAATCAGCAATATGCCTAGTGGTAACGGTCTCGATCGGTCTCTCGCCAAATTCTTGGTTAATATATCCGATTTGCAGGACTCTCATTTTCATGGTGTTCTCAGCCAGCTCGCGACGCTTTAATAGTTCTGAATAGCGCTTTAGCCAACTCGCTACGGTATTAACTTCGGCTTTAGCCGCAGGAGTTGGGGCAGGGGCTTGCAATCGTTCAAGTAGGGCTACAGGTTGAAAGGTTGATTCAATATAGTTGTTAGCCTGAATAGCCTGAGATATGGCATCCCTCCGGGCAATTTGCCCTAAGGATATTTCAGAACCAGTTATTGGGTTGCGCCAGCAAAATGATTTCTCTCTACGCCGATATGTCAGATTTCTTGGCAAATTGGCATCATACTTTTTTGGCCTCTTTGCCATGAATAATTCTCTCTATTAACGATGAACTTGTACTGGAGGATGTTTTAAGTATTTCTTTTGCCAGCCGATAACTTTTAGGCTGAATATAAATCGCGCCTGGCTGTACACGATACTCGCGCCCATGTTTTTCAGGTGCCGGGTAAATATTGCCGCCTCGCGCCCAGCGCTGGAGTGTCTGGGGGGTTGGTTGCTTGCTGCGGTAGGTTTCTTCCGCCCATTCTTCTAATGTCAGTAGTTTGGTCATTGGTCTTTCCTCAGTAGGAAAGGGCGCAAAGATGTTACGCCCTATTATGGTCGTTTGGTCTAGAGTGGTAAGGGGCTATGTTTTAGTGATACTGCTATCGAATGCTACGGTCGGATATGGTTAAACCTCCCGAATTAACCGGTTGATAATGTCTCTTTTGGAGGGAATGCGAAGCTGGTAGGCCAATTGCCATGCTTTGCGCTGATTCTGAGTTTTATGTTCCAACATTTTGCGGATAGTGGTCACCGGGATACCGGTACTGCTGGCAATCAAATTTTCATTGTGGCCAGCGCGGTAAAACTGATAGATAGCCAGCAAAACTTCCAATGAGTAGCGCTTACGAATACCGATATCGACCGTATTCACCTGAGATAAGCCACGCCATTGCTCATTACCGGGATAAATTGGTTTTGGCATCGGTCGATAGGGATTACCACTGCGGATCTCTGCGCGACAGCGCATTAGCCAGATGATACGAGCGGTATAGTCCCCCCGGTCATCTTCTTTAAAGTAGTTGCCGGTACTCTGGTTCAGTTCCTCATCCATCATGCGGCTTCCTTCTGTTTCTGCTCTAATTCCCACTCTTTTACGATTCGGGTGCATTGAGCATGTACCTGGCGGGCGCTGGCGATCCCAAAGCCTTTGACGGCATTAGCCAACATATCCGGGGTTCGACGGACAACATCAAATAACGAATGGATCCCAGAGCGGGCCAGCAGCTCTAAATGCTGCTCTTTCAACGGTAGGGTTTCGGTCAGCACGGTTCCTGCCCACTCAGCCCGCTTAACTAAGTGTGGGTGAGTAGGCTCAAGCAGATCTCGAATACGCTGGGTAACCGCTGGGGTCAGGCCATCCGGCCAGTTCTGTTTGAAATCATCAACCATGGGATAGACGGGTAATGCCCACTCATTGACCGAGACGATCAGGCCAATGCCGCTGGTGGAGCGAATTTCAATATGCCAGTCAATATCGTTAATGAGCTGCATATCGTAATCACCTGAGCGTAGTTTCAGCCCCCACTGGAAGGTATAAAAGTAAAATTCAGTGCCATCATTGCCACGATAGTAGGTTGGCTCGACGTCACCATCCATACGCTGGATCCGGTTGGTGAGGTCAGAAACGGCATTATTCAATTGGTCATTAACATTGACCATGACAGCCAGTTTGCTGGTTTTTTCTGCCACCTCTTTTTTGTATCGCCGGATCTCTGTTAGTTGCTGGTTTAACAACGTACGCTTGCTCTCCAAATCATCTTTGAGGCGAACGATCTGGATTTTCATTTTTTCAGGATTCAGTGACTTCAACCGATTCACCTCAGTAGCCAACACGCGTTGGTCTGAAAGTGAAAGATTGTATTTGGCTGAAATACTGTCTCGCTGCGCATTGGCTTCAGCGACTAACAGGTCTGCATTTTCTATGCGTTCCTGCACTTGTGTTAACGCCAAGGATTTCGTGGTTAGGTCGTTTTCAGTTTTTTCTAAACGGTCGAATAAAAGGTTGTACTCGTCAGTCTCGATGTTGAGTTGTTCAATACATAGGGACTGTGCTTGGTTGAGTAAAACAGTCGCGCTCTCTATAGAGCGCTGTGCGGTGCCGGTAGTCTGCTCAATGGCAAGGTCTAACTGCGCCCGAACTGGACGCAGAGATGACTCCAGCACACTGGCAGTTGTGGCCTGTGTGGTCATGATGGGTTACCTGTGGAATGCCTGCCGTGGCAGGTTATGAAAGGTTACTGCGTGATAGAGAAATAGCGGATCCGGCCAGCTTTTACCGCGTTGTACAGGCGGTTAACTGTTTCAGTAGTAAGCTCAATTCCTGCCGCCACTAAATCAGTATCAATTTGGGCAATCCAATTAGCTGGCTTGTCTGTTAGTGGCGTATTTACCGATCCGCCCAGTTGTTTAGGGAAGTTAACCGATCCCGCAGGGTGTAACGACTGATGGACTGTTGCATCCGTACTTGCGGTGACTGTTTCTGTAGTGGACACTGGCACTGCCTGTTGTTGTTTTTTCAATTCATCAAGCCGCAATGCTTCCTGCTGTCTGTGCTGTTCCTCAATCTGTTTTTGCCTGGTAATGCGTTGATCAATCATCAGCGCCAGATGTTCGTGCTCAAGGGCAATTATCTGGTTGATGTCAGCGAACAGATTTTTATAAGCCGGTTCAATATCAGCAAATAGCACTAAGTTGGACTGATATTTCTCACCTAATTGGTTAGCAGCTATCTTGGCGCGTGCCAGTTCATCGTTGGCTGCACTCTGCAAAGAGGTGAGGGTTTTCTTGCCTTTGATAGCAGTGGCAAAATCAGCCGGGATAGTAGGTAGAGTGACAATAGCCAACTGTTTATTGATACTGGCAATGTGCTCAGCAAGAGCGGCTTTTACCTTATTCAGTATTTCAAGGCGAATAGCTTCTTTGCGCAACTTAACGAGTTTTGACAGGTCTAGCCGTTTGTTTCGCATTTCATCGCGCAAGGTATCAATGGTGCGGAAAAGTAGATCAATCTGCTCAGTCTTAGACAGTGCCTGTTGTTTAATCAGATCCAGCTCTTTCTCTGCTTTTTCACAGAACTTAACGGTTTCTTCTGCGTCAGCGAAGTCCTGATCGGTCACCAGATTAGTGTTGATGGATTGAATAAAAGCCAACGCTTGATTCTGGTAAACAGTCAGGTTTGATTCTTTTACCGCGCCCTCTATCTCCACCAATAGGGCAGGGAGGCGCATTAAGGCTTTACCTTGCGGTATGTCTTTTATCTCAGGGGCTGTGTAACCGTTCAAATCCTGTTCAAATTGCTGCCAACCCGCCATCAAAGCTTCACGGCGACCAGGTACCGGTAAATACTCCATCCACACAAAGTTATCCTCAGTGCCATCTGATACCACAAAAATGACCTTTTCGGACTCACTCACTAAAAGTTGCTGTTCTAACTGCCAGTAATACTCTGGCGGCAAGTCTTTATTTTTCACCGCCAGCGACAGTGTGGCATTCCACATTTTGTGTTCAAACAACACATCTTCCATCATGGTCATGCCATCAAAGGAAGCCAACAAATAGCCATCATCATCGATGGCGGTTGCAGGGAATAATTCGGTACCGATCATAGATTCTACGATGACCCGCGCGGTGGCTTCTTGCGCGTGGCCTTTATCGAACAAGTTGGTTTGTACCCAATCGCTGATTTCCCGTTCCGAGCCGGTGGCCTTCATGTTCAGCAATTCATCGCGGCGCATTTTACTGGAGGCTGCCATCATTACCGGGGCTTCGCTGGCAGTGAAATGGCGACTGCGTAAGGCGTGCCATTCTGGCGTGCCTTGCTGGACATTAATGATTTGCATCTTCTGCCTCCAGATATTCGATAGTTTTGATTTGTGCCGAGGTGAGGGTGTATTTACTTTCGATGGTGTTGATGATTTGCGCGGCAGTTTTCTTGCCCTTGTTGATCAGCGTTGTCCAGTCAGCAAGTGCGCGTTGAAATTGTTCCGCGCTATATTCTGGTAGTGCCTGCGGCTGGCTTGGTTGCTGGCTGCCTTGGCTGTGTTCCTTACCTTCATTCACATCAAGACTTTTACCTTCCATTTCCTCTGCTGTTGGCTGCTGACCAATTTCCGGCCAACCTTTACGCAGTGCCTGGGCTTCGGCGCAATTACCGCAGAGCATAGATAACCCGTGGCGACGCACAACAATGACACCTGATGGTACTGTTACGCACCATACTTTGCCGGAGGTGTTTTGAGTTATGACTAATGATGATGAGTTTTTACTGAGGCCTTTCACTACTGGTGAAGTGGTTGTTTCAGAAAGAGTGAATAATGAGCACGAGCCAATATCGCTTTTTTGTACGGAAGGGCTACTTATTGAATAACCAGCTTGAATGGCTAATAACTCAAATGCAGATATGACATTGGTATTTCGTTGATGTAAGCGGCGTACAGAGCCATTGTGAGATCCATCAAATTCTAAAAGGGAATCAACAACAATTTTTGCCTGCCGAGATGATAATGATAAAATCCATTCAGGATGAACACGCTTATCGGCCGTCATATATTTTGACACTAAGCTAAAATCATACGTAAAACTCTTCTTATCCCTGATGGTTTTAATGATTCTTTTGCCGGTCACAGCCTCTCTGCCTGAGTCTTTTTTTACTGATACTTTGCTATGCAATCCCAAAGAAAATAAAGCTTCTATTTTATAGAGCCTAGATACGGAAACCCTGATTTGATGGTATCCAGAGTGGTAGCCATCGGCTAATAGGTACCCAACCAAGTATAAAAGTTGATCACTAATATTCGAATCAGGACGATTTGAAACAACAGATCTCGGAATTGCCCACTTAGAACTATCTGTCGTAGCTTTTTGGTATAGTGTTGCTGCCTCTACTTTTCCGTTGTTCGTTAACATATCGTGATTTGGTGTTACGCTAAAATTCAAGCGACTACCATTCGCTGTTACCATTGAGCCGCTATAAGGCTGCACAAATGGAATTGCAGAGGATGATTCCAAACCATTAGTTGTTACTTGTAATATTTTCCCTGTTACTTTAGAAAATAGCTGAAACCCTTCATCAGTGAGTATTTCAGTTTCATCATCAAAGCATTTGGCGAGTTGCCCATAGGGCCGTTTTTTCCACATGGCATTGGGTGCCTGAGTATCGCGGCCCGCGGTGGCATAGTTCTCCAGCCAATATTCCTTCGCACTGAACTCCACGATAGTGCCGTTAGGCATGAGTTTGCTCAGGGTGTATTTGCACCACTGAGGGAAAGTAATTTCTACTCCGTTAAAAGTTTGTGTGAGGTCAGGGCCAAATTCGGGTTCCTGTGCACCGGCATAGTTACCAGAGCGGTCTGCCTGTATGCGATAGAGCCCAACACCGGGCATCACCACATCACGCATTTCATATTTACCACTTACCGCATCTTTCACGCTCATAGGAACTAAATGAACGGGTTTCATCAGCGGATCTAACTGGCGGGCGCGGCAATAACTCACCGCCATGATGACTGAATCATCTTTAGCGCCAGGGTAAATACTGTTTTTCAGCGCGTTCCACGTTGGTTCGTCAATATTCAACCCAACCACGGCGGGCGGGAGATTACTGGTTGTTACTGCTTGGGTGGTCATTGGTCAGCCCTCAGATTTTGACAGCGATAGCCAGAAACATGAACGCGCCTAAAACACAGGCGAAGAAGAATTTCAGGCCAGATTGTTTGGGATATAGGTTGAAGTCGTCGCCGGTAACGCGGTGGCGGTATTGGAGTTTCTTGATGAATTCAGTAGTCATGGTATGCTTTCCCATGGTTGGGTTTGGTCACTCAACCACGCTGATAATAATCCTCGTGGTTATTGTTCAGTCCTCAGTAGGTTTGCGGTTGGTCCCGCACTCCTGGGATAGCCCCGGCTTAATCGCTGGGGCTTTTCTCTTTTAGGATATGGATAAGTAAGAAAAGGTATGAAAAGACAACTTGTAGTTTTATTAGCATCAATTCTTAGTATTCCATCAGCATTTGCTGTAGATATTCCAGCCATGGAAAAGGTAATGCGTGAAAGCATGCAGAACCCGAAAACAGTGGAATATCGGTCAATCACTGAAGTAACCAACTCTACCGGCGAAACGTTTGTTTGTGGTGAGTTCCGTATTACAGGGGAAAATAGTCAAGAGGCTGATTTCATTCCCTTTGCTTATACTCAACACAAAACTATCTACGTGAGTTCAGATCTTTCTAAGAATGAGAAAAGTGAGTATCGTCTGACTGGATGTGAAGGCAAAGAATCAGAGGCATCTTGGTATAAGACTCTAACGATATTAGATACAAACTGCCTTGCCGGTTTTCAAACACTAAAAGCTTATTTCAGTGAAGGAAAATCAGACGAGCTTGCTATCGCCGCAGGCGTTAGCGTTTGGGATGATTTCAATAAAAAAATAGGAAAATCTGCTGATGCTGAATTTAATAAATCGGCTTATTACTATTTAAGATCGATATTGAATCAGGCTAAGGCTAACCCAGAAATGGGGGCTGAGATTAAAGCAGATCCAATAGCAACAAAGAATGAATTCCTTGCTAATTGCAGAGCAATTTTTATTGAAAAGGCTATCAAATAATTATCGCGATTATTATTCCTAGTCTATGAAGGTGCTTTGTGTTGCATCTAACTCCATGGCTCTTTCTGCTTTGGCAACACGGAGAAATATTTCCTCCTGCACCTCATCCAGATAGAGTTCCATAGCGGTTGTTTCGGTAAGAGCTGCAAGGTAATGGGTACTTGCACCCGCAATAAAGCAGCCATTTTTGACAGCGGTTTTAAAAGCGCCGAGCATTTTTGAATGACGGCGTAAAAACTCAATCCGCTTGCCTAATTCCTCTTGCTCATCAGGATCCGAAATTAATAGGCGGTCATACTGTTCCAGCGATTGCTCAACCATTCGCTGATAGTTGTATTCATTCACGATGCACCTCACGGTAAGGAGTGTTGCCGAAGCCCCTGCGAACAGAGGCAGCGGTTAAGCCACTTATTCGCCGTCTTTCTTTTCATTAATGCGTTGGAATGGATAACGATCAGTATCTGGCTTGATATTGCGGTAGAAGTGGGAGCCAATTGATTCAGCACCGGAGAATGCCGCGTAATCATCAGCGGACACATTCTGGTAGTGATACAGGGCTGCCGGTTCACCCTTCGACTTAAAACGAATCGCCAGAGTGTTGCTAACTGGGTCATGGCCGATGCTGTGGATCTGGGAAGATTCAATCTGCTTCATACTAATTGCTGGTAAATTGCTCATATTGGTTCCTTTTAGGTAAAAAAAAGAGCCACAGCCTAAGCTGTAGCTCCGATGGTTTATTTTGCTTTCCTGCTAATTAATGCTTAACGCACCCCGCGAGGTAACTTACTGCAACCACGCATCTTCTGGCGGGCAACTGCTGCAATCCGTTTCTCTGGATCTGCTGAAGTTCTGGGCTTGCTGGGTACGGCTGGCATATCTGGCATCGGTTTGCACCGCACCAAAACTAATACTGCTTTTTCAACTCGGTTACTTTCACGCTTTGCCAGTGCCTGGATATGGGCATTGCGTTTTTTTGCCATACGCTTTTGACGAGATGTTGTGGCCATTGGTCAGTCCTCAGTTGGTTTATGCCGGGATATTTATCCACGCCCGGCGCGTGCTATCCTTGCTGTCACCACAACAAGTAAGGATTTTTGTATGAAAGAAAGATTTGAATCTACTTGCCCGCTATGTGATAGCGCTGGAAGCTATGTGTTCACCGATTCTTCTAACTACATAGCTTACAAATGTGTCGAGTGCGGGATATTTGAAATCAGTACACATGCCGAAAAGCTGGTAAGAAATATGCCACCAGAGAGAAGAGCATTTTATGCATCGCTGGCAAACACCACTCCAGAAGAACCATTACTGGAGATTGCTTTTGAGGTTCTTCCCACAGGGAACCGAGTTACTCATCGTTATATCAGTGCCCGCTAACTGTTGATTTTCTTCAATAGTGCGAATTGACAGCATAAGACCGTCTTTATTCAGCCAGTTATTGAGTTGCTGGAAAGTAAAGCTCGGATATTTTTCCAGTAGTTCCTTTATTTGTAGTTGTATATCTAGGCTAGGTTTATTCATGTAAACACCGTTATCAGTGATCTTATACCTACCTCCTCACACTGACAGAGGCAGGGTAAGTCCACTTCATGATTTTTTCCTCAATTGTGGGTGATTCGTGGTTTAGCTGAGCCGTGACCGGTACACGCGGACCGTTTGATGTCACTTAACCGATTTGTTAAAGAGCGTACCCATTGTTTCGGGTGGTGGTTCTGTTCTTGAATCTAAATGTAACTATAGTTTCGGATTGCGTCAAGTGAGATTTGATACTTTAGTTTCGGGTACTGTTGTGAAAAACCATTTAGTGTGGTTTTTCTGAAAGATGGGGGAGTTAACGAGGTGGGCAGTCTGATTTATTAAAGGTGGCGGTCAATGTCTTTGTGGGGAATTGGTAAATATAGTTAACTGAGCCTTGATATTTATCGATGAGAATGTTGTCGCAAAGTGCATGGGTAAAACTTTCTTTCGCAACGGCTTTAGCGTGAATAACCGTTTCGTCATCGGGACTCATATCATTTATTTTATATATATAATTAATGCTTTTTTCTTTGACAAACATATCAGTTAAAAGGGTGTTGTCATCTAAACGCTTAGGGATGCCAATTTTGATTTTTTCTTCAGCAAATGCTGGTACGGCTTTTTCCCAAATTGAAGCATTATCTGATTTATCTGTTAGTGTGCGCCCTAAATCTTTAGCGAGGACAGCAAAGATAGTAGCAACAATGAGAATAATAGCTCTCGTGCCCCATTTTTTGATAAAACCTATGAGGCTATTTTCTGTTGTTGCGGCAGGTTTTGGATCAATAATGGTTTGCTGCCTTTTAGGCGAATGACTCAGCCAGGTATTTGAGGGATTTATTTGGCTTGGTTGACTAACTTGAGTTCCGCATGATGAACAATACTTGCTATGGGGCATCAACTGATGCGCCGCATTTCATACAATACATTGCTATCTCCCTATAAATTTTCCCATTTGGCTTCAACGACAACCCCAATAATACGACAGTTACCATTGATTTTTATCATTGGATACTGAGGGTTAAGCGGTTTGAGATATTTATTGCCAGCATCTTCAATATAACGTTTGAATGTAGCCTCATTATCATCAGTTAATTTAGCAATCACCAATTTACCCGAAGTGGGTTCGATATCAGGATTCACTAATACTGACATACCTTCTGGAATGGTTAGCCCCACCGGGGAGGTCATGGAGTCTCCTTTAACATCAAGCCAAAAAGCGTTTTGGCCCGCATATTTGGTGGTAGTGACCCAATCATCTATTTCGTTGAGGCTGTATGGCTCAATAGCTTCAGACCAATTCCCCGCGCTAACCCAACTAATTTTTGGGTACTCATAGGATTGTACAGGATGCGAGTCTTTATTCTCTTTCACATTCGCATCCCAATTAGCACTGGATGTGGATTGTAATTCAGGATTTCCCTTTCCCGTCTGAAGCCATTCTGGATTGCATAAAAGAGCACGGGCAATATTAAACAGCGTATCACCATTAAAATTTTTGGTCAGCCCCAGCTCAGCTTTGCTTATGGCAACCCTCGATACACCGGCTTTCCTGGCTAATTCTTCCTGACTAAGATTCAAAGCCGCTCTACGTTCGCTAACCCTTTCAGCCAGAGTGCTTGTCATTAAATTCTCCAAATATTGTGTATAGCTAAAATCTGACACCAAAGTAACACCATCTTTGGAAACTTTGTTTTCGTTATTCTCTTGCGTGAGTCCGACACTTTAGTTACGCTTAGCGAGGAGGTTTCAATGAAACTATATGAAATTTTGAAAACTGAAATTGGCAGCAATGCGGAAATTGGCCGCCGCTTTCCTGCAAAAGGTAAGCCACGAACCGGGCAAGCTGTTGGTAAGTGGCGTTCACAAGGTGTGCCTGAAGATATTGCCCTGTTGTGCCATTTATCTTCCTGCATCCCATACACCTATAACCCGGCCGACTATGGCCGTAACCCGGAAAATCTCAGTCTGGTTCTGACCAAACCAGCTCATCAGTAAAGATAGAGGACTGACCAATGACTATTAGCCCAAAGCGTTGGCTCGCTAGCTGGAGAGCTAAACGTAAAACACAAAAAACTGCTACTCCTCTTTGCCCCCTCTCAATAAACGCAAATGAGGGGAAGAGTGTGACTTTTCAGGATCTGGATCTTCTTGGCTTATGCGTGCTGAAAGGAAAACCTCAGTGCTTGAACCATCCAGAAGGGCAGCAAAGTGAGCAAATAATTCCTGACCCTCAGGTGAAATCTCCAATGTCGGATGATTCATGATTGCATCCAGACTTTGCTTGATGCGGAGCTTATGTTGTTCATCACTACCGGATAGCACGGTAATGGCGACAACATCGACCAAGGCTCTAATGTAACTAAGGGAATTATCACTGGACATTGCGCCTCCATGGCGGACTAAAAAAGAAGCGATTAACAGTTTATGTCCATGCGTGTAATCACCCAAGATATTTAAGGACTGACCAATGACCACAATTTATCAACCTGCCGCTATAACGGCAGGGGCTACGATAGCCTCTGACGTCCGGCGGGAGTTGCTATCCCGGAAAAAGGTGGGAAAGAACGGTTTACCGTTCCATACCGTGCGTGAAGATCAGATTAAGACCAGGTGGACAGAAAGCGAGGCAGTGGCCATAAAAAGCACCGCCAATGCGCTGGATTCAAACCCCGCAGTAGAAACCAATGTGGCCGCAATTCGTGGTTTTTTGGCGATGTTTGCTGAAGCTCCAGAAATGCTGGCTCACGTCCATGCCGAATTAAAACTCGCCGGGCTGCCAGTACCTGAATGGCTGCCTGATCTTCCAATCAGCCAGGAGAAATCCCAATGACTAACATCACGCCAACGACCACACAATCGGTAGAATTGATTGCCAGTATTGTGGGTAAAAAACTGGCTATTGACGGGCAGGAGGCCCGCCGTATGGCTATCACAGGGGCTTTGTCTGGTATTACCCAGGCATTTTATTCCCGCCAACATAGTCCCTCTGATGCAAAGCAGCCGTAGGGGGAACTATGACGCCATCTGAACTCATATACCAATTTGGCCGGCCGATTGCTTACTACCCTGGCTTGGTTCCATATCTTGGGAGCGTAAACGCAGTCATTTTGTTCTGCCAGTTCTTCTATTGGACGGGCAAAGAAACTTCAGAGTTTGGCATTTTTAAAACTACGGAAGAGATTGAATCTGAAACAGGATTGACCTACGAGGAACAACTCACAGCTCGTAAAAAGCTCAAGCAAGCGGGGGTTTTGAAAGAAACAAATAAGCGGTTAGAACACCGTATTTACTATCAGATTGATACCGATCGGTTGGATGGAATGTTATCGCAACCTATTGATAATTCCCCAAATGGGGAAAACCCATTTCGGGAAACGGGAAAACCCCAATTGGCGAACGAGGAAAAGCCCAAGCCGCCAGCAAGGGATTCCCTAACTGGCGGGCAAGGGATTCCCCATTTCGATCATACAGAGATTACTACAGAGATTACTACAGAGAAGCGCACACGTAAGGCGGCTAAAAATTCGGCAATAGACTTCTCCGCTTTTCCGATGGCTGTTAGCTCTGAGATTTGGGATGACTACCTAAAACACCGAAAAGCAAAACGAGCTCCAATGACTCAGACCGTGGTGAACATGCTGGGTAAGGAGTTGAGTAGAGCGGTTGCTGCTGGATGGTCTGTGGATGATGCGTTATCTGAAGCCATGGCCGCCGGTTGGCAGGGGTTGAAATTTGAATGGTTGCAGAATCGTAGTCGGCCACAAAATCAGTGCGCTGGTAACACCGGCATGAGTCGTCAGGAAGCGCTGGAGGCGCACAATGCGCGGGTTGCGGATGATTTTGTCAATGATGGGCGGTGAGTATGCAGGGTTTAGATGATAAACGTGAATTTGCAGAAATCATGAAAGCCACGCTGGCGATATACGGCAAAGATGCATCAAAAGCCGTGCTGGAACTCTATTGGAATGCGTTGCTGCCCAACGATATCGACACAGTGCGCAAGGCATTCAGTAACTGGCTGACCGATCCGGATCAGGGCCGTTTCTCGCCAAAGCCTGCCGATATTATCCGCAATATTCAACATATTGCCGGTAAGCCCGATTGGCTTTCAGCCAATGAGGCGTGGGCATTGGCATTACCGGCGCAAGATGAGGCTAACACCGTGGTCTGGACACATGAAATTGCCCAGGCATGGAATATTGCTCAGCCCATTATGCGGGAAGGTGACAAGGTCGGTGCGCGAATGGCTTTCATTGCTGCCTATGAGCGATTGACTAAGGCAGCACAGGGAACAGGCCGAGAGCCTGAGTGGTCAGTGTCGGAAGGATGGGACAAAGAAACGGTAAAACGCACGGTGGAACAGGCGGTGACTACCGGACTTCTGCCCAAACCTAAAGCTGAGAAATATCAGTTGTTGCTACCAGGCAAAACCCAGTTAGACGAAGGCGTACCCACAAAAATACGTCATTTTTTAGACGAGTTGAAAGACAAAATTAAACAGGATCAGGAGGAAAGGGCAAGAAGATGGCGCGATGAAAGCATCAAGCTACAAGAGTCTCTGGACAGTAAATACCGAGAGTCATTGCAGCAGACCGCCGACCACGGTTTGCATAATAATCAAATTACTGAGGACTGACCAATGAGCATTAATTTCAAGAACGTGTTGATTTACAAACTATCCCGCGATGTCTCTTTCGCTGATTTGGAACAGCAAATGGCGCAGTTCGCATTCACACCCTGTGGTAGCCAGGATATGGCGAAAACCGGTTGGATATCGCCCATGGGTAACGAAAGCGCCACGCTAGCGCATGTGGCTAACCAACAAATCCTGATCACATTGCAGTGTGAAAAAAAGGATTTACCTGCGCCGGTTATCGCCCGTGAGCTGGCGAGTAAAGTTGAGCGTTTGGAGCAAGAGCAACACCGTAAACTGAAAAAAACAGAAAAAGACTCGCTGAAAGATGAAGTTATCCAGACTCTGCTGCCACGGGCCTTTAGCAAATACTCTACAACATCCATCTGGATTAACGCAGGGGCTGGGTTAATCATCATTGATGCCGCCAGTGCGCGGAAAGCTGAAAATGCATTGGCATTGCTGCGCAAAACTATGGGTTCTCTGCCTGTGGTTCCTCTGACACTCAATACCCCGATTGAACTGACGCTGACCGAATGGTTGCGTTCAGGTGCTGCGCCTGCTGGTTTTGTGCTTCAGGAAGAAGCCGAGTTAAAAGCCGTTTTGGAGCAGGGCGGTATTCTGCGCAGTAAGCATCAGGATTTAGTCAGCGATGAGATCCGCGGTCATATCGCCGCCGGTAAGCTGGTTACCAAGTTGGCTTTGGAGTGGCGGGAACGTATTAGTTTCATGTTGTCCGACGATGGCAGCCTGAAGAGAGTGAAATACAGTGCCACGCTTCTGGAGCAAAACGACGATATTGATCGTGAGGATTATGCCCAGCGATTTGATGCCGATTTCATTCTGATGACGGGTGAATTAGCTGCCTTAATTGCAGATTTGGTTACCGCATTAGGCGGAGAGGCAACCAGCAGTTCATGGGTCGATTTGGACGGCGTAGAGCGAGACGATGATGATCGCTATCCCGAGGCAGTGAAGTTCATCAAGACGAGAGGTAAAGCCTCAATCTCTGGGCTACAGCGTGAACTCCGCATTGGCTATAACCGAGCCGCCTGGCTGCTGGAAAGAATGCAGGCGGAAGGCATTGTGTCACAACCCACGCCAGACGGAACCCGCCAAGTGCTGCTCGGGGAGGGTGCGTAATGGTGATCAAGCCACAGGTACCCAACGCCGAAAGGGATGGCATTAACCACGATATCAGGTCGATGCGTCTGGCTGGCCGGTTAAACGAGGCCAACAGCCAGCTAAATCGGGTGATCGCCGCTGCCAGTGGGGCTGACTGGCGAACCCTGCGCGATCTCGAAAAATTATTATCCCAGATGTTCCCCGGTGAAGGTGATACCCAGACCGCCATAAGCGCACGCCTGCGTGAGATCAATCCTGTCCGTCATGGGCTGGTGAAACAGGTCAGAACTGTCCGCAATGAGGATAGCGGTAAGCGTGTTTGGTTTTATCGCCTGGTTCCTACCACGCAAGGAGGCATGCAATGAGTTACCAGATTTTTATCGGTGATTGCATAGACTCAATGCGCAAAATGGCAGATCAATCCGTTCATAGCTGCATTACCAGCCCGCCGTATTATGGGCTGCGTGATTATGGTGTTGAAGGGCAGATTGGTTTAGAGGAAAGCCCAGCGGCGTTTATTCAACGGCTTGTCGCGGTGTTTCGTGAGGTTCGCCGTGTTCTTCGTGATGATGGCACTTTATGGGTAAACATGGGGGATAGTTGGGGCAAAGGGAAGCAATTGAATGGTATGCCATGGCGTTTTGCCTTTGCGTTACAAAATGACGGCTGGATCCTTCGCCAAGACATTATCTGGCACAAATCCAATCCTATGCCAGAAAGCGTGCGTGACCGCTGTACCAAGGCCCACGAATATATATTTCTGTTGAGTAAGTCGAAAAGCTATTACTTCGATCATGAGGCAATTAGAGAACCATCTGTCTACAGCGGTAAAAATACCGGCGTCGGCTTTGGGCATGGCATGGATAAGAGTGACAGAAATCGCGGCAGGATATCTGCCCGCGATAACTTCAAGCGGGAAGACAGTAAGCGAGCGGTAGTTATACCGGGGCAAAATGTGGGTACTCATCGTGCTGATCGTAAAGATACCGTCTCAGATGGTATGCGGGCAAAACGCAACGTTTGGACTGTGGCCACTCGGGGCTACAAAGAAGCCCATTTTGCTACTTTCCCGCCAGCACTAATAGAGCCTTGTGTTTTAGCTGGTTGTCCGGCAGGTGGTGTGGTTCTTGATCCATTCGGTGGGAGTGGTACCACTGCTGGCGTCGCTATCGGCAGTGGTCGTAAAGCTATTCTTTGTGAATTGAACCCAGCGTACGCTGATTTGGTTCCTACTCGTATTGAAAGTATTTTATCTGCGTACCCAATCAAGCCGGGGAATACAGCATGAGATATGGATCAGTGTGCAGTGGTATTGAAGCCGCAAGCCTTGCGTGGGAGCCCTTGGGCTGGACGCCCATATGGTTTAGTGAAATCGAACCATTCCCATCAGCAGTTCTGGCACATCGCTGGCCAACAGTAACCAACCTTGGTGACATGACTAAGATTGCCGAGTTGGTCCGAGCCGGAAGTGTGGAAGCCCCAGATATTCTGGTAGGCGGCACTCCTTGTCAGGCGTTCAGCGTTGCTGGCCTGCGTAATGGTCTGGCAGATGCCCGTGGCCAGTTAACTCTTTCATATGTGGAATTAGCAGATGCAATCGACGACACGCGCCGCGAACGTGGCGAAAAAGAATCCATCATCGTCTGGGAAAACGTGCCGGGCGTCCTCAGCAGCAAAGACAACGCATTCGGGTGTTTCCTTGCAGCACTTGCCGGAGAAGATGAGCCACTTGTCCCATCAGGGAAAAAATGGACGAACGCTGGTTATGTGTCTGGACCCAAAAGAGCAATCGCATGGATCATCAAAGACGCCCAATATTTCGGAGTGGCCCAACAACGCCGTCGGGTCCTGCTTATCGCAAGTGCTCGAAATGACCTTAATCCCGCAAAAGTACTATTTGAGCTTGAAAGCTACTCAGGGTCGGTATCGCCGGATCTTATTAGGAGCAAACGCTGCACCACAACTATTGATGGAAGCTCTCTGTATCGTTTCCGAAGAACAGACAGCTATATAGCCGACGGTTTAAGTAGCACCTTATCTGCAAGAGATTATAAAGATGCCCGAGATTTGGTTGTTACAGGAGATGGCCGAGTAAGAAAGCTTCTTCCGGTTGAGTATGAAAGGCTTAATGGATTTTCTGATAACCATACTTTAATTAATTATAAGGGCAAGTTGGTTACAGATGCTCCTCGATATAAAGCAATTGGTAATTCAATGGCTGTCAACGTCATGCACTGGCTAGGTCAGCGGATTGCAGATGTGTTACCGCCACTGCTTTACGATGTTATTTATGCCGATCCGCCTTGGCAGTATGGAAGTAAGCCAAATAGAGGGGTTCTGCTGGATTACTCAACAATGTCAGTTGCAGAACTATGCGGCATGCAGGTTAAAAGCATCGCCAGCCAAAATGCTGCGCTGTTCATGTGGGTAACGGGCGCCATGGTGTCGGAGGCACTAACTGTCGGTGCTGCTTGGGGTTTTAAATTCATCCGTATTGATAAGGTATGGGAAAAGAAGAAACACACTGGAAGTCGGCACGGTGTTGTGGGGCCATGGGGAATGAATGACGCTGAATTTTTACTGTTGTTCACGCGGGGTAAAGTCTGCGGCAACCAAACAGAGCGCAACCAGTACACCGTCTATGAAGAGAAATATACTGGTATCCATTCTGGTAAGCCTCATTTCTTTCGTGAACAGATCGAGCGCCGATTCAAAAATGCTCGTCGTATAGAACTATTTGCGCGCACTTCATCGCCCGGCTGGGACGTTTGGGGTGATCAGGCACCAAATGCCGCCAGACTATCCCTCATAGAGCCGGAGGATACTTTATGACAACAGCACCGCGAACTAAGTCCCCGAGAAAGAAAAAGACTGAGGTGCTGGGCGTCCTGTTGCCTGGTGGTGGAATCAAGTATGCCACTGATCATGATCGCGAAACGATGAAAGGGGTGCCTGTGGGCACTCCAATTTCAATGAGTCCAATTGGCGACCGGCGCAACCTGAAGCATCACCGTAAATTCTGGAAATTGCTGGAATTGGGTTTCTCTTATTGGGTGCCGGATTGGACCTTTGTCAGTGCGCCAGAGGAATGGATCGCCCATGAGGTGGCTAAAGCCGTGGGCAGTGCCGCAGGAGATCCAGAGCTTTATGAAAAGGTGACCAAATCCATCGCGCAAGCGGTATTAGACCGAGTAATCAGGCAGCGCCAGAAAAGGTTTGATGGGGAGGCGGTAAAGACGGATATGGCTTATTTCAACCACGTTATGATCAAAGCCGGGTTCTATGACCTGATGCCAAATCCTGAAGGTGGCACATTGAAGCAGCGTTGGAGTATCGCGTTTGTGAATATGGATCAGGGGGCTTTTGACCGGATTTATCAAGGCGTGGCCGGTGTTATCTGGAATGAGACATTAGGCCAGCACTTTGATAACGAGTATAAAATGGAACAGGCAGTTAACCGGCTGCTGGAGTATTGATATGAAATCTCCGGCATTTAGAAGTAAAGCCCTGCGCGATTCTGCGCGGGGCCAATGCTGCACGCTCCAGATCCCCGGTATCTGTAACAGCAATCCAGAAACAACGGTACTGTGCCATTTGCCCAGTTCCACCCACGGCATGGGGTATAAGTCAGATGACTACTGGGCCGTTTTTGGGTGCAACTGCTGCCATGATGTTATTGATGGACGGCTGCCATATGAATGGCAGCCCGGAGAGCGTGAGGAAACGATATTACAGGCATTGCATGCAACTCTTAGGATTTGGCTGGAGGAATCTCTGGTAACCGCTAAAGGGGGCCTGTTTGCTTAATAGCATAGATGCCATTGGCATTATCGGAACAGCAGCAAAGCTGGAAGTGCGTAACGGGAAAGTTCGTAAAGTTAACCACCAGGCGGAAACTGAGGAACAGGCCGCGCTTATTGCGTGGGCAGATAAAACTGTTATCAATGGTATTTGTATCGGGGACTATCTGATCCATATACCCAACGAGGGAAAGCGTGGGCCAAAGGCGGCAAGGGATGCTAAGCGACTTGGGTTGAGGAAAGGCGTGCCAGATTTGTTTCTGGCGCTGCCGCGTGGCGGCTATGCGGGGTTGTGGATAGAGATGAAGGTAAAGTCCCGATTAACATCTGCTGAGCAGTTTTGCTGGCTGAGAAAGCTGGATAATGTTGGTTACGTTGCAACTACTTGTTTTTCTTTTGGTCAGGCTAAAGATACAGTAGTAAAATACCTTAACAAAAACAACATAACAGGATGATGCGCTATGTTTTATCATGTTCACATAGAGTCAGCGGATAAAAATACCAAAGGAGGAGTTAAGCGTAACTTTGAGTATGATTTTAATTCAGAGGAAATGGTTATTGATAATATATTAATACCATATTTGACTGGAGATACCTTTCAGTTTGATGGGTATTTTTTAGATAAAGGAAGAGTTAATAGAATAAAAATAGTAGAAACGGAAAATACAGCTACTCAAGAAAAAGACTCAAGAGTTAATAGAATGAAATTAGCTGGTGGTATGATTGTATCATCGGCAAAATCTTCAGTAATTTTTGGTGATTCCACACGGAAAGATATCAGTAGGGAATTATTAGAGAAAGCAAGAAGCAAGTGTTCAGATATTAAACCTCAAGAAATCGACGTGAAACATAAGGTTTCTGATAAAAATAAAGTGTTTATAGTGCATGGACAAGATGATTTAGCAAGGCTTGAAGTATCTTCATTTCTAAGCAAATTAGGTCTTGAGCCGATAGTTTTGCATGAACAAGCAAGCTCTGGTAGTACCATAATTGAGAAAATTGAGAAGTATACTGATGTTGGATTTGGTGTGGTGCTTTATACACCATGTGATACTGGAGCTAAACAAACAGTTGAACCAGAATATAGACCAAGAGCTAGACAGAATGTGGTATTTGAACATGGGTATTTAATTGGCAAGTTATCCAGAAAGAATGTTTGTGCGCTGGTTAAAGGAGATGTTGAAACTCCTAACGATATTAGTGGTGTTGTTTATGTACCTCAAGACGCCGCAGGTGCTTGGAAGTTAATGCTAGCTAAAGAATTAAAAAGCTCGGGCTACGATATAGATATGAACAAAGCGCTTTAGTATTTCATAAATTGCAATAATTAAACTTGAATTGCATTATATGGGATAGTGTTTATCATTGGTTTAGACTCAAAAGGGGACTGACCAATGACCACTGCTATTGAACAACTTATCAAAATGCACGATCCGCGCTGTGTCAGCATAGAATCACTGAACATTGGCAGAGGTCGTGCCGTTCTGACCAAAGACCAGATACTAGGGGCTTTTGCTACCTGCCAGCATAGTCACCCCGTCGGATTCGATATATTAATGACCAAATACCGCAATGACTACCAAGCTGAACGACGCTTACGGGCCGCAATTAGTGTGTGGTTGCATAAGCGACCGCATCCCGGGCGTGCCATTGCTGCCTGTCAGTTGGCGCTGAATATGGTATTGGATAGAAACCTTCCGGCGCAGGTAGAGCAAATTGCAACTTTGCTGCGGCGTTACGGATCCCGTACCGGTATCACCAGAAAAGTCGTTGATGGGCTACAGCAGCAAATCAAATTACTGGAAAGAGATAAAGTCCAGGCACTTGATGATGGCGCTATTGAATTACTGGCAAATGAAATAAATACCCTTCAGTCTAAAATCAAAACAGAACGCGGAGCACTCCGGGTATGGGCCAATCATCAGGCGGCGATAACGCAAGTCTGCCCCCGTTGTCACGGTGCCGGTAAAACCCTGCGTCCTCATCCAGAAACATGCAACGAATGCGGTGGTGGTGGACGTATACCGCCAACAATGGAACATCTGCGCAAATCCATGGGCATCATAGGGGCTGAGATACCCGCCGGGGAGTGGGCTGCGCAATATGTGCCGCTGGTGAAGGAATGCATGCACTGGTTGTACGTTGAAGAAAGCGACGCGTCTCAGACCTTATCTGAATTAACTAAAAATGAAATGGTTTGAGAGACAGATGGCAAAAAATAATTATGCTGAAATATCTGTCAGCGTCGCAAAATATTTTGCTGGCGTGAATAACCACGAATTAGCTAAAAAATGGGATCAATCACTCGACGGTAATGGAAAGTCATGCCCAAGAATTACTTTTCTAGGCTTATGTGAGGACGGCTGGGTAAAGGGAATAAAACGAGGTAATTATATTTTACGTCGAAGAAAATATCCTAATAACAAAGATTATGCCGTCGAGGGAGCAAAAATAGTCTTAGCTAATCCCAGTAAAGAATATTTAGCGTCTCAATTGTGGGCTGAGGTTAAAAGAGCATTGCCAGATGGGGCGGAGAATCACAATCAGCAGATGACGGTGGTTATTGCTTTGATGAATAATGACCTTTTGCAATACCCTCCATTGACTGAATGATTAATACGCGCTAAATTTCCGAAAGATGCCGGAGTATGCTTAAAAGCTGCTCTGGTTTTTTATTGGTCAGTTCTGGTCAGTCCTGACTACCCCAAAAGCCTGCATGGTTCGCCCAGCAGGCTTTTTTATTTCCCCAAACCGGGGAGGTGGAGCATGAAAATGCCTGAAAAAACATCATTTGCCTCATATCTCACAGGGGCAGTGCTGGTATTGGTTGGGAAGCTGGGTAACCTATTAAAAGATTTAACCCTGAATGATTGGGCGATTGTCATCGGTATTATCATCGGGGTGGCTACCTTTTTTCTGAACGCCTACTGGCAGCGCCGGCAGACAAAAGCTATCGAAAAAGCAGCGCGAGAGGGGTACACAATAATCAGGGGGGATAAATAATGGCAGTGTCCTCCCCTTTAATGAAGAAAATATACGGTGTAGTTGCTGGTGGTGCTATGGCGATCGCAATTGCCCTTGTGGGCGGCAGCGATGGATTGGAAGGGCGTGAGTATATGCCTTATCGTGATGTGGTTGGCGTGCTAACGGTCTGCGATGGTCACACTGGCAAAGATATCATCCCCAGCAAACGCTACAGCGATGCTGAATGTGATGCTTTGCTACACAAAGATCTGATCCCCGTATTTGCCGCCATCGACCGCATCGTTAACGTTCCAATGTCCGATTTCCGTAAAGCTGCCCTGGCATCATTTGGCTACAACGTTGGTATTACTGCCATGACCAATTCCACCATGGTGAAAAAACTCAACCGTGGCGATACTTCTGGCGCGTGCGATGAGCTGCGTAGATGGATTAAGGCTGGTGGCAAGGTCTGGAAGGGGTTAGTCAATCGCCGTGAAGTCGAGCGCGAATTATGTCTGATGCCATAAAACCGTTATAAATTAGCTAATAACACCCATTTACATGTTGTTTTGGTAACGCTACGTGAAATCTGAATCACTGGTGTATGCCATTACCCCTGCTTTTTTCATAGTAAACGGCATTAAGCCCGGATCCTGATATGTCCACAAAACTACTTATCGCGATTGCCAGCGTTCTGCTGGTGGTGATCCTGTGCCTTGGCGGTACCGCTTTCTATTTCCACAAAGTTGCTGTTGAGAAGGTCGGGCAATTATCACAACTGCAAAGTGATCTGGATGAATCAAAAGCCACCCAGGCATTACAGGCTTTTCAGTTCCAGCGTTCCAATGAGATAGCTGCGCAGGCCGGTAGCTATAACGTCACCATTTCTGCCAAAAGCGAGGAAAGGCAAATTGAAAACCGCAAAGACCTCAAAATTGAGGAATGCGCTGATCGGTATCTCCCTGATGCTACTGCTCAGCGGATGTACGACTATACGGACGGTTTACGTGCCAGGGCAATGCGCAATTCCGGCCAACCTGACGGAACCGCTACTGGTGCCACTTCCCCCCGCAGAATGACATACCGCCAAGCAGTGCTGTGGCTTGACCCGTTGCTGACCCTGTTAGACCGGGCCAATAACGATAGAGAGTTGATCCGCAGTCTGCCATCACAGCAACCCACGGGAAATAAATGAGCTGAAGTCAGTCATTACAGAGCCACTTCCCCAGAGGTGGCTCAATAATGGCCCACAACAGACCAATAGAACACTATGGCAAAGCATGATTGGGAAGCGTTACAAGCTGCCTTTCTGGCTGATAACGCGACTACAGGAATTACCGCTCAGCAATGGTGTGAACAGCATGGACTTAATTACCAATCTGCACGCCGCTATATCAAACCTCGTGCTGCGCAGTCTGCGCAAAAGAAACCCCGTAGAACTGCGCACAATGCGCAATCGGATGCTACTGCGCAACAGTGCGCAAACAGTGATGACGTGGAAGAGGAAGAACAGAAATTATCATCGGACGCAGACGATGACCGCGATCTAGAGTCAGAGCCAGCCGAGAAACCGAACTCCGGCCGATCGGGCAACGGGCAATTCACCAAAGGCAACCGTCATTCAGAAGGTAATGCAGGTAATCCCAATCCGGTTGGCGCTTTTACTCCCGGCAATCAGGCAGCCAGAAAACATGGCGCTTATGCGCGCTATCTGAATGCAGATGATTTGTTTGAGGCGGCGGCAGATTCAGATCTTCATGACGAACTGATATTCACCCGAGCGCGAGCATTATCAGTGACCAAAACCATGCGCAAAATCCACGAGGATTTAGCAGCAGCCGAATCCGTTGAAGCGCGTATAGAACTGTATGACAAGCTGCTGAAAGCGGAATCAGCGCTGGATAGAAATATTGGTCGCATTGAATCCATTGAGAACAGTTTGAGCAAGCTCAGGTTGGATGCCATCAACGGGCCTCGTTTAACGGCGGATATGTATCGTATCAAAGCGGCCACTTCTAAGCTGAAGGCAGAAACACAGAAACTCACCTCAGAAGGTAAGGGCGTGACAACGCCACTCAGCGAAGCAGTGAAGGAAGTTAGAGACTCAGGACAGGACGGTTTGCTGTGAAACAAGACGATAGACTTAATGATGCCGATATTGCCGCCATGAGTGAAGCAGAACAGGTCGCCTATATCAAAGCTCATTTATCTGATGTTTGGTGGCGGTTGAACAACTTATACAAGATAGTCAATGAAGATGGCGAGCTAGTGACCTTTCGTATGCGCCCGGCACAGCGAGAGTTGTTCAAGAATATGCACTATCGAAATATCATTCTCAAAGCTCGCCAATTGGGCTTCTCAACAGGGATAGATATCTACCTGCTCGATCAGGCGCTTTTTAACAAAAATCTCTCCTGTGGGATCATCGCTCAGGATTTACCGGCGGCAGGGGAAATATTCAGTACCAAAATATCTATTCCGTTCGATAACTTGCCTGTTTGGTTACGCGCAACGTTTCAAATCAATACCCGACGTGAAGGTGCCAATGGTGGGCATATCGAGTTTGCTCATGGCTCCAAGATCCGTGTATCAACCTCATTCCGTTCAGGGACGGTACAACGGCTACATATTTCAGAGCATGGGAAAATTTGCGCCAAGTATCCGGCTAAGGCGAAAGAGGTCAGAACGGGAACGCTCAACGCCATCAAAGACGGCTGCATTGTTTTTATTGAAAGCACCGCTGAAGGCGTAGGCGGCGATTTCCACACCATGAGCACGCGAGCCATGGATTTAGGCCAATTAAAGCTACCGCTCACCTCACAAGATTATAAATTCCATTTCTTTGCCTGGTGGCAGGATCCTAAATATCAGACCTCAGTACCAACGGGGGGCCTGCGTTTAAGTAAATACCATCAGGCGTATTTTGCTGCTGTTGAGCAAACGATGGGTATCACTTTGCTTGATGAACAAAAGCAGTGGTATATCCGCAAAGAAATTGAGCAGCAGGAGGAAATGAAACAGGAATTCCCTAGCACGCCATCTGAGGCATTTCTCACTTCTGGCCGCCGCGTATTCGCCGCCATCAATGTTATGCAGGCCGAAGGTCAGTGTCAGTCTCCGTTGCTGGTATATGACATTGAGCCAGTAACCGGTAAGCGAACCAAAGTTCAGGCATTACGTGCTGGCAATGCAGAAGAACTGCAACGCACGCTACTGAATCACTTATTGGTGTGGGAACTGCCGGATCCAGATGAGGATTACGCTATTGGTGGTGATGTGGCTGAGGGCTTGGAAAACCGTGACCGATCATCATTTGATGTGGTGAAAAAGTCTACTGGGGAACAGGTCGCCCACTGGTTCGGCTATCTGGATGCTGAATTGTTCGCTCAACTTCTAGCCCATGTTGGCAAATGGTACAACACGGCATTTATTGGGCCTGAGCGTAACAACCACGGCCATGCAGTTATACAGAAGTTACGTGAAGTTTACCCGCACCGCGCTATCTACTCAGAGCAATATCTCGACCGTGACCATGATGATGAAACGCCAAAACTGGGCTGGCTAACTACCGCACAAAGTAAGCCGGTCATCATCGAGGGGCTTAAATCACTGCTTCGAGAGAGCGCCTCTGGTGTTCGCTGGATTGGCACCATCAATGAATTGAATACCTACGTATACGATGCAAGAGGTCGCATGAATGCCCAAACCGGTTGTTTTGATGACCAGGTGATGAGCTATGCCATTGCACAAGAAATGAGAGCCCGTATGCCAGCACGCCCTAAACATACTCCTATTGACCGTTCGAAACCTAAACACTGGATGGCTATCTGATGAATACCGCGACCAATCAAACTGAGCCTGCTCAGCCAGTCAACCGCGACCGCTTTACCCTTGAGCGCTTGATGGATATCTCTTCAGATATTGACCATCAGCCAGACTGGCGCACCAGTGCTAACACGGCTTGTGCTTATTACGATGGGGATCAACTTGCGCCGGAAGTGGTGGCAAAGCTGCGGGAACGCGGGCAACCATTGACGCAGCATAACCTTATCGCGCCCACAATTGATGGCGTGCTGGGTATGGAAGCGAAGACCCGCACCGATCTAATGGTGATTGCTGATGATCCCAATGAGGAAATGGAGATCATGGCCGAAGCCGTCAATGCTGAGTTTGCGGATGCGTGCCGCTTAAGTGGATTAAACAAAGCCCGCAGTGATGCCTATGCCGAGCAAATCAAAGCCGGTTTATCATGGGTTGAGGTACGCCGTAACGATGATCCCTTTGCCAATAAATTCAAAGTCTCTACCGTTCATCGTAATGAAGTGTTCTGGGATTGGTTCAGCCGCGAGGCGGATCTGAGTGATTGCCGTTGGTTGATGCGTAAGCGCTGGCTGGATGTAGACGAGGTGAAGGGGACTTTCCCCGATAAAGCACAAATCATCGATTATTCCCTCAATGAATGGAAAGGCTTTGTTGATACCGTTCTGGCTGACGGGCAAGAATCGGATCTGATGAGTGCCTATGAAGAGTATCAATCGTGGAGCCGTGAAAGCACCGAGTGGGTCACCTCCAACCGTAAGCGCGTGCTGCTTCAGGTTATCTATTATCGCACCTTCCAACGCCTGCCTATTCTGCAACTGAGTAATGGCCGAGTGGTGGAATATGACAAGAACAACGTGATGCATGCTGTGGCGGTGGCCACTGAGCGGGTTCAGGTCACTATGGCGCGAGTCAGTCGGATCCGCGAATCGTGGTTTGTCGGCCCTCACTTTATCATTGACCGCCCCTGTACCGCGCCGCAAGGCATGTTTCCGCTGATCCCGTTCTGGGGCTATCGCAAGGATAAGACCGGAGCGCCGTATGGCTTGGCCTGCCGTGCTATTCCGGCACAGGATGAAGTGAATTTCCGCCGCATCAAGTTGACCTGGCTGCTGCAAGCAAAACGGGTAATTAAAGATGCGGATGCCACGGAAATGACCGATAAACAGTTGGCCGAAGAAATTGAACGTCCCGACGGGGTGATTAACCTCAACCCCAACCGCGCCAATAAAACCACTGCCGCAGACGCATTGAATATCCAGCAGGACTTTCAAGTTGCACAGCAGCAGTTTCAGGTTATGCAGGAATCCATGAAGTTGATTCAGGATGGTCTGGGTGTTTACTCCGCGTTCCTCGGGCAAGACTCCAATGCATCCAGTGGTGTGGCGATCAGTAACTTGGTAGAGCAGGGTGCGACTACCTTGGCGGAGATCAACGATAACTATCAGTTTGCTTGCCAACAAGTGGGCCAGTTATTGTTGTGCTATTTGCTGGAAGAGTTAACCAAGCGCCGAAATTATCCGGTAGTGATTAATCGTGATGATCCACGCAAGCGCAAAGAGGTGGTACTGAATGCCGCCGAAGAGGCTGGCCGGATGAATAACGATGTATCACGGCTACGTGCGCATATCGCTCTGGCACCGATTCAACAGACGCCAGCCTATAAATCTCAACTGGCACAACGGTTATCTGAAGTTATTGTCGGGTTGCCACCGCAGATTCAGGTTAGCGTGTTGGATATGTGGGTAGAACTGTTAGACCTTCCAAATAAACAAGAATTTGTTGAGCGGATCCGTGGCGCATTGGGTACACCAAAATCGCCGGATGAGATGACACCAGAAGAACAGCAGGCGGCGCAGCAGGAACAACAGTTACAGCAGCAACAGCAAGAGCTGGCAATGCGTGAGATTGCCGGTAAGGTTGCAAAATTGGAGGCTGAAGCCCAACGTATTAATGCCCAAGCGGAACGCGAGGCAACATTAGCGAATGGTCAGCGCTTCAATGATGCTTATACTCAGGCTAAAACGGGGCAGGTGCTGCAAGATATGCAGAATGTGACCGAAGAGATTGGTGCGTTACATGAAGAAATGATGCAGACCATTCAAGGTCAAATTGACCAAATACCATTATAGCTATTGCATGCCTGCAAAATACGCGCTAAATTTCCGAAAGATGCACTACATTGCACTGAATTAAGCCTCGCCTAACCGCGGGGCTTTTTGCTTTCTGGTATCTCTGATTTTCATCTGAATTACTTGCCCACAATTCGTGGGCTTTTCTTTTTCTACCATCAAGGTTCATGCCGCTAAGCGCTCTTATCCAAGAGTGCTTATTCGCATGGGCAGCGATACGCCTTTCTCATTCGGATCTATCCGGTAAATAGTCATGCAGGAGTCATAACGTGGACATTGAATTAACAGGTAATGAAACGCCAGAAGAGTTGGAAGCGCTGATCGATGGATTTGGTGATGTGGATATTTCTGATGTAACACATACAGCAGCGGTAACGACTACCCCAGTTGCTGTCGTTACGGACAATAGTACTGAAGACACCAATGCAGTAGTCAATACGGGCGATAAGAAAGACGAGCTGACGCCGGGCGCGACTACAGCACAAACCACGGAAGTGCCAATCACTAAAACGGCTGCAACCACGCCAGCGGCAACAACTGAAGGCACTGATAAGCCAAAAGGTATTCTCAGCAAAGACGGTCAGCACGTCATTCCTTACGATGTGCTGGTGGCCGAGCGGACTGAAAAACAGCGCTTAGCAGGCACCAATCAGCAAACGGCAACGGAGTTAGCTGAAGCGAAACGCCAACTGGCAGCGTTAACGCGACAAATCAACTCTGCTGGTATGCAGCCCGTTCCCTTACCTGAAAAAGCACAGGTTACCCCTGAGCAAATCAATTTCATCCGTGAAAACTTTCCTGAGATGGCGGCAGTGCTGGACACCGTGGTGCAGAAAATCGATTACCTGCAACAAGGCCAGCCAGCACAAGCTACCCATCAGCCGAGCGGTAATCCAGTTGCAGATGCCATGAATGCCGTACCTGATTTGAAGTCATGGCAGGATCAAGACCCTGACCGCTTCACACTGGCGGTACACATTGATACTAATCTGCAAAATGACCCTGCATGGAAAGACAAGTCTTTAACTGAGCGCTTTGCGGAAGTAGCGAAACGCACCAAGGCTGCCTACGGTGAATCGGTCGAACCGGTTCAACAAGAGCAGGCTACGACCACCACCACTGCGGCCACGCAGACCACCGCAGATGTGCAACGGATTGCAGCCGAGAAACTGGCCGCTGCAACTGCGGCGACTCAAGTCCCTGGCTCACCATCAGATCTTGGCGTAACAACAACTCATACAGCTTCGCCCTTGGAGCAGGCCGCTAATGCTTCTCCGGATCAGTTACAGGCAATGTTTGCCGGGATGACGGATGCCCAAATTGAGGCGTTGTTAGACCAGGCAATCTAAACACCTCATTGACTTAAACCTCAACCCGCTTCGGCGGGTTTTTTATTTATGGAGTATCTATGACCACTATCACCTCTGCCCAAGCGAATAAGCTGATGCAGGTAGCGCTGTTCACGGCTGCAAACCGTAACCGCTCATTTGTTAACGTGTTAACCGAACAACAGGAAGCGCCGAAGTCGGTCAATCCTGATAAGAAAGGTACCACTCAAACCAGCCACAATGCGCCGGTTGTTCGTATCACTGACCTGCAAAAGCAGAAGGGTGATGAAGTAGATATGCAGATCGTGCACAAACTGTCTAAGCGTCCAACTATGGGCGATGAGAAATTGGCTGGTCGCGGTGAAAATCTGGCCTTTGCGGATTTCTCACTGAAGATTAACCAAGGTCGCCATCTGGTTGATGCGGGTGGGAAGATGTCTGAGCAGCGTTTCAAACACAACCTTAATAAGACAGCCCGCACTCTGCTGGGAACTTACTTCAATGATGTGCAGGACCAGTCAGCAACCTTCCATCTGGCTGGTGCGCGTGGTGATTACATGGCCGATGACACCATTGTGCCGCTAGCTGATCACGGTGAATTTGGCAAAATCATGATCAACGATGTGTTGCCGCCGACTTATGACCGTCATTTCTATTCTGGTGATGCAACCTCAATGGAAACATTGGATGCAGCGGACCTGTTCACGCTGGCTACGGTCGATAACATTGCATTGTTCCTTGATGAAATGGCTCACCCGTTACAGCCCATTCGTATGTCTAAGGATGAGCTGGCTAATGAGGATCCGTACTTTGTGCTGTACGTGACACCGCGCCAGTGGAATGACTGGTATACCTCGACGTCCGGTAAAGACTGGCAAGCTATGATGACCCGAGCAGTGCAGCGTTCTAAGGGCTTCGATCACCCGCTATTCAAAGGCGAATGTGCCATGTGGCGTAACGTGCTGGTGCGGAAATATGGCGGTACACCCGTTCGCTTCAACGCGGGTTCTAAAGTACTGGTATCCAATAATGACTTAGCGGCTTCCACCAAGATTATCACCACCGGTACCACCATTGACCGCGCTATGTTGCTGGGCGGCCAGGCACTGGCTAACGCTTACGGTACTGGTGATGGCGGCGGTTTCTTTGGTTACAACGAAGAGAAAGTGGACCATGGCAACGGTACTGAAGTCTCTATCCGCTGGATTAACGGTTTGAAGAAGATCCGTTTCAAACAGAAAGATGGTCGAGTCAATGACCACGGCGTCATGGTAGTGGATTCAGCGGTCACTTTGGGCAAGTAATCCCTCAGTAATTCAATACGCTAATACCCTAAGGGACAGACTTCGGTCTGCTCTCTTTTTGTCTGGAGAAAAATGTTATGACAATTATTAAAGCGCCTTCTATTGGCGATGCGGTATATCAAGGCCCGCAAGGAAACCTGTCGCTGGCTGAAGGGCAGATTATTTTGAAAGATGCTGCTGCCGGTGATGTGATTGTGTTTTTGGAGTTGCCTATTGGTATGCGGATTTATGGTGTGAGTGTCGTCAGTGAAGCGCTTGGTGCAGGTGTAACCGTAGAGGTTAAGAGCGGAACCACCTCATTAGTGGCCGCTGCTAGCCATGCCGCTGCTGTCGCAAAGAATGTGCCAATTGTCCCTTACAGCACGCAAGCAGCAGGTGAGAAAGTGACTGCGGTGATTGCCGGTGGCGCGGCAAATGGCCGTCTGGTCGTTAACATTTTGTACGTAGCTGTCGGTTACTAATTCCATATTATTCCCCTCTCAGCCCGCTTCGGTGGGCTTTTTACTGTCTGTTATTTACTGCCCGCAATCTGGAGTCTCTCATGTCTAACAAAATCGCAGTGGTCTATATCGGCCCAAAAGAAAAAAAACGTGACACCATTACCGGTAGTCGCCTGGTCTTCCCGCGCCATAAACCGGTTGAAGTTGAAAGTGCTATTGCTCATCAACTGCTGGATTTCCCAACAGTATTTATTCGACACGATGAATTGGAAAGTACGCTCAATCTGCAACAAGCCTCAGAGCAAGAACATGCAGATCTGGCTGCGCAACTTATAGCACAAGCCAAACTTGAGGCTGCAAAAAATAGTTTTGTCCTGAAGATCGGTAGCGATGAGGTTGATATTGCCAAACTGACTTCTGTTCAACTGGCAACGTTAGTCGAATCTGAAGATCTGGATATCAAGCAGGGTGCTCAGGAAAAGGTGGATGATTTCCGCGTGCGTGTTCGCGAAGCCATTCAGACTAAAAACGCTGCCAGCACTAAGGCTGAATAACTATGGCGACACTTGACGCATTTCTGCCGAGCATACGAAAGCATATCAGCGGCCCGCTGGATATCATGATGAAACAGGCCGCATTAGAAGCAGCGATCACCTTTTGTCGTGAGTCATTACTCTGCCGTGACGCGGTCACTTTTAATGATATTACTCCGGGCACGACTTATATCCTGACGGACAGTGAGCTGGTGAAATGCGTCAAGCGGCTACGGGTAGTTGACCTCACTAATCAGCTTAGTAATGCCAGTGCGCCGGGTATTATGTTGACGGCAGGCATTGAATTTACCGTCAAGTCTGCCAATCAAATCATCTTCAATCAGCCGTTGACCAAAGTGACGGTGGATTTTGCTATTGAACCCAAACGTGATGTGACTGAAGTACCGGATGTACTGGCAGATGATTACGCTGATGTGATCGCCATTGGTGCGCTGGAAGATTTATTTATCATGCCGGGCAAACCGTGGACTGATCCGCAGCGCTCACAATATTTTGGCGTGCGCTTTGTCGATGGCTATCGTCGCGCATTCCGTGAGGCGCTGGATAACTCCCCGATCACCGCCTTCAATAACCCCATTCGTAAACACGAGTTCTTCTAATGATCACTATTGCCGAGATTATTGGGCGGGTTAATACCCAGCTCAAAGATACAGCATGGCTGCGCTGGCCGTTGGCGGAGCTATGTGATTATTACAATGATGCTATCCGGGCCATCATTCTGGCAAGGCCAGATGCAGGTGCTACGACTGAAGTGATGACCACGGAAGTGGGAACCAAACAGAGGTTGCCGGAGGGCGCGATCCGCTTAATTGAGATGATTCGTTTAGTAGACGGCCGGGCATTAAGGCCGGTACCGCGTGATGTTCTGGATAGCCAATATCCTGACTGGCATCAGATGACGGGTTCAATTGAGCGTTATACCTATAACGAATTAACTCCCAAAGTGTATTACCTGTTTCCCGGTGCTATGCAGCCCATTGAAATTGAGGCGGTGGTGGCCAGAGTTCCGGTGGCCGTCGCTATCAATGATCTGGAAGATAAAACACCGGTGCCGATTGATGAGCTTTATGTGAATCCGTTGGTGGATTGGATGCTGTTTCGTTCATTTAGCAAAGATGGTGACGCCGGAGCCAATCTTAATTTAGCCATGCAGCATTACCAGGCATTCAGCGATCAACTGGGGGTTAAGCAAAATTCTGAGAGTTTCGCCCAACAATTGAAAGAAGCGCAGTATCAGGGAGGTGGACAGTGAGCGTAACTGTTTCCGGCATTATGATTAATCCGGTGGGTGAGCCGGTGGTCAATGCACAAATCACCCTTACTGCGGTAGCAAATAGTTTGACTGTCCTAAATACCTTTTCAGTGACGGTAAGAACAGACAACACAGGTGCATACCGCATCCAGTTGGAAGAGGGTAGCTACTCTATTACGGTGGCGGTCAATGGCCGTAGTTTTGTCTATGGCGCAGTCACGCTGGATAACACCACCGGCCCCAGCACCCTTAATCAATTGCTGAAGCAGCAGATCATGGAGTCAGAGCTTACACCTGATGTGATCCTGTACTTCCGACAAATCCAACAGCAGGTAGCCAATGATCTGGCGACCATTAAGGTTTTAGAAAGCAGTGCGACAGATGCGACAGAGAGCGCTGCCCATTATCGTGACGAAGCCAAACAGTATGCAGCGGATTTAGACACTGCGTTGGCAGTCGCACAAGGTTACCGGGATGAGTCTGGTGTCAGTGCCGCCGCCGCCGCTGCATCGGCGATTCATGCGTTTGAAAGTGAGAGTGTTGTTATTGCTAACGCCAAGGCTGCGGCTTTGTCTGAAGCCAATACTTTGCAGTATAGCAATGAGGCCCAGTCAGCAGCAGACGAAGCATCAACACTCGCTGCTGAACAGACCGCCACTAAAATTAAGCTGGCAGTGAAAACGGATGCAGATCGGGCTGAAGCTGCTCGCGAAGGTGCCGAAACCGCACAATTAGCGGTTGATACCCAGGTCGGTGAAGTTAACCGACTGCATACTGAAGTGAGGCAATTGGCCACAGCTGCTGCCGGTAATGCGAACAGTGCCGCCCAATCCGCCAGTGAAAGCGAAAGCAGCAAGAACGCCGCCGCTCAGAGTGAGCAATCTGCTTTGGCTGGTGCCGAGGCAGCGGGAAACTCAGCAACAGCGGCCGCGGGAGATAAAACTGCCGCCAAGGGATTTCGGGATGAAGCGGAACAGTTCGCCGCCAGGGCGAAAGCATCAGCAGAAAGCATCGATGTATCAGCGCTTGAACAACAGATTAATCAGAAAGTCAGCCAGACGGAGTTTGATAAGGCCATCGCAGATAAGGCCAGCAATCAGGATCTGACCGATGGGTTGGCCGGGAAGCTGGATACGACTGGAGGCACGTTAACAGGCTCCCTTATTTTAGCCGGTGATGCGACAGACCCGAAAGGTGCGGTCACTAAGCAACAGTTAGATGCAAAGCCAGTTGGTGGTTTACCGCTGCTGTTCAGTTGGTGGGAAGAAAACCGCACACACATCCCAGAGGGAACGGCCCCGCGCGATGGACAAGAACTTAGCAGGGCTTTATTCCCAGATGCATGGGCGGCGGCTCAAGCTAAAGGCCTTGTAATTACAGAGGCTGAATGGCAAGCCGATCCCCTCAAAAGAATGAAGTGGTCAAGCGGCAACGGCACTACAACATTTAGGCTGCCCGATGAGAACGGCAAATCCCCCGGTAGTGTGGGTGCGCCTGTTCGGCGTGGCGATGGCGCTAAATCAAATGGGGTTACCGGCACTATTCAGATGGATGCTTTTCAAGGGCATGCAATTGGACTATCCGGCACACGTAATAGTGGTGTTTTCGCGTATGTTGGTACCGGTGGTACTGTTGGGGTGAACACTATCGCTAATACCTCCGCAGTCACCGAAAACTTAGTTTTAAAAGACGATGGAACAAATGGAACACCTCGTGTTGCGGCAGAAACTCGGATGCTCAACGCAACGGGTTGCTATGTCATTCTACTTGCTGGTACGGCATTCAATGAAGGTCAGATAAATGCGCTGGAGCTGGCGACTCAAATAACATTGCTGACAACTCGAGTCACGACATTAGAGGCTAGAAAGCAACCACAATTCGCATATGTTTACCCAGGAGGAACTCAGGCATCACCGGGAAATATAACCCTGTCACAGCGCGTTGAAGTTACTAACCCATTTCCCGGCAGAAAAACCGATTGCCGTGTTGAAGTTCTAGTTGGTGCATGGGGTGAAATGCGAGACGGTAGTAATATTGGTTCTGGTTCATCATCCTATGGGATAGCCGCTTCATATGTAGATGACAAGATTGTTGTGGTTTCTGCAAACCAACAGCTCGGTTCGTATAGCCCATTGACTTTAAATGGATTTTCAAATAATGCCAATGTTGCTACAACACTCCCATACAGAGTTGCTGTATGGACAATAGATTGAGGTAACTATGGTTATTTACGCGATACCCGGTGAATCTACCGAGAGTATTTCTTACATCGAACCTTTTGCTTTGCCAGATAGCTACGTCATCATGTCTGGCCCACGACCCGATCCTACTTACTACGCAAATGAAAATGGTGAATGGTTACCTGGCCCCGCGCCGCGCGTTCTGCAACAGATGATTATTGAAGCTACGCAAAAGCAAACAGCTATTTTATCTCACGCATCGGACATCATTGGTGCTATTACTGATGAGATTGAGGGGCTGGTGGATAGTGAAGAAGATGTGCCAGATAAACTGCGTGCTGATTTGAAAGCGTGGAAGCAATACCGTGTTGTAGTGAAAAACGTTGATGTTTCTCTTGCGCCGAATATTGAGTGGCCAGTGTCACCTGATGCTGTTCTAACAGAAGCATAAAATATAAAACCGGGCTTAATGGCCCGGTTATTTAAAGCTGGCTAAAAATGTCAGATATCACCATTCGCAATTACCAATCTTTTATTTCTGTTTCGTTACTGTGAATTTATCACTGCATTTTTGTACATACCAAAAGAGTATGGCGCCACCGATGATGGATCCGATAGCGACTAGCCAGGCAGTTATCCCTTCATAGAAGGCATAAGCAACAACCAGTCCTACTACTACTGCAAATGAGACTATAGTCCCAATCATATCAAAGGTAAAACGTAGTAACCCATTAATAACTTTTGATTTCATCAGCAAAGCGCCTCAAAGCTAAAGGGTTATTTTTTGCCATTTTACTGAGTTGAGTAAAACGCTCAAATGGCTTCTCAAACAGGAAGAACAGCATATCGTAGTCATCCGGTTTTAGCTTATTGAAAAGAGATGGATTCTCTCGTGCCAATGTTCGAGATGCTTCACATGCTCGAGCCATAACCCCTTGAAACATTACACCGGAAATCATAATGGTGGTACCAAATCTTAAACTAAGTTTTACTGTAATCCCAGCAGCTAAGCCACTGACAACCTTACCACTTATGTGGCCTGCTATCAGCGTTTGAGCCGTCATGCGGGTGGCCTTACCCGTTGCACCATAAATAAGCTCTTGGTGTAATTGCTGTATGGTTTCATCGGGTAGACGGCTAAGAGTATCATTAATGATGATATTAGCCACCTTAGCGATAATAAATCGATCGCGAATGAGATTACTAAAAGCACTGACAAAACGTTTATCATCAAACATATTGCGCTGCTGATAATATCGTCCGCCATCTGAAAGGTTCAAATCTTGAAAAGTTCGTTCAACCCCCAAATATAAATCCATGGGGATGGATTTGATTCCCTCGGCCATAGCTTTAATAAATCTTGATGTCTCCATAACTTTTCCTTGTTATTACCACATTAATCCCCGTCCAAGAATATTGGATTTGGATGATTACTCCAAACAATTATGGCGAGCAAAATTCTGAAAATATAACAACATCAGATATTTCCCACATATATTGAAAAATATCCGCTACCTCGAAGCCTGGTCGTTATGCGCCTTAAATTAAATAAATACCCCATTGCTCTCTTATCAACAACGCGCTAAATTACCCAAAGATGCCAAGCCTCACTTTTTAGTGGGGCTTTTTTTATGCCTGTCGGAAATCACTCCCTATGTCAGCTATCGATATCACTACCATGCGTGGCGAAATGCCACGGGCGGTGCCACATCTATTGCCAGAGCAAGCGGCGACCATTGCTAAAAACTGCCATTTCCGCCACGGCGTTATTACTCCGGTTATGGCGGATGTTGATAGTGGGAAAACATTTAAGTTGAAGCCAACCACTATTTTCCGTTACCGCGATGATTATTGGTTTGCCTGGACTGACATTGTTGACGCGATCCGCAGCCCGGTGGCGCAGGATAAATATGAGCGAGTGTATTTCACTGATGGCAAATATCCCAAGGTCACCAGCAATGAAATAGCGACTCAAGGAGAGGGTAACTTCCCAGCGGTGAGTTTTCGGCTGGGCATTCCAGCTCCAGTTAATCCTATTGAAGTGACTGCGATTACGCCGCCGGCTGATCATGGTGATGATGATCCAACCGATGACGATACCCGTTTTTATGTTGAAACCTATGTCACGGGCTACGGGGAAGAGGGGCCGCCGGGGCCAGTTTCGCAGGAAGTGACCATTGTGTACCCCGGCAGTAGCGTAGACCTCGCCCTGCAACCACCTGGCAGCCAGAATTCAAATATCACCCGCCGCCGCATTTATCGCTCTGCATCTGGCGGTGGGGTTGCTGATTATCTGCTGTTGGTCGAGTTGGACGTTGGTGTGCTTGTGTATCAGGACACTTTGCTTGATAAAGAACTTGGGCCGGTATTGGAAACCGAAAACTTCCTGATGCCGCCAGATGAAATGATTGGTTTGTGCCTGATGGCAAATGGTATAGCAGCTGGTTTTGCTGGTAACCAAGTCATGTTCTCTGAGGCGTTTCTCCCCTATGCCTGGCCGGAAAATTACAAGCAAAGTACCGAGCACGATATTGTGGCTATTGCACCTATTGGTGCCGGGCTGGTGGTGGGAACCAAAGGGCGGCCTTATCTGTTCAGTGGTATCACTCCGTCCAATATAACCAACGCCAAGTTACCGGTGATGCAAGCCTGTGTCAGCCGCCGCAGCATGGTGAGTATGGATAGCTTTGCGCTCTACGCGTCACCCAATGGGTTGGTATCGGTTGATAGTGCTGGCAATGCATTAGTTGCCACTGAGCAGATTATCGAGCCACGGCAATGGCGGAAAAACTTCAATCCTGAAAGTATCAAAGCATGGCAGGTGGAAGGCGAATATCTGGCGATTTACCAGACGGAAAAAGGAACCAGCGCCGGATTTATTTTCGATCCGCAAGCGATGGATATCCGCCACCTGACCACCGTTTTTGATACTGCTTTTAATGATCTGGAGTCGGATACGCTCTACACCATTAAAGGCGATAAATTAACCATCTCTCAAGTCAGCACCACCCCGTTGCCGATCACATGGCGCAGCAAACCATTTCTGGCCCCTCCCGGCACCTCATTTTCTTGCTTGCGCATCATGAGTGAGAGTGTAATTCGCGTGGGAGTTAATTTGATTGTCGATGGTGCGCCGGTGCTGTCGCTGCCGCCAGGCTCCTTAATGGATGGGCTTCTGAAGTTGCCGCCGATCACCGGCCGCAAATGGACGGTTGAGGTCTGGGGTTACGCGCAAGTTGACCGTATTACCCTGAGTACCTCAATGGCGGAGATGCCAGCATGACCAAAGGATTCCGTGCGGGTCGTGATGCTGCGGCACTCTCTGAAAATATTGAGGTGTTGACCGGGCAGCGCGGTGACGGTCGTCATCGTGCCGTCACTTATGCCGAGTTGGCTGATTTGGATTTAGCTAAGTTACGTGCAGGGGCGGGCGGTAAATTACAGCTCAAACCTCATCCCAATGATAATACTGGCCCGGCCCCCTCTTTTCCCACTCAACCACGAAACTTTAAAGCCAACGGCGGTTTTGGCGCGGTACTGCTGGAATGGGAGATGCCGAATTACCGTGGGCATTCGCTGACGGAAATCTACCGCAGCACTGAAGATAACCTGGCTAATGCGGTGATGGTAGCCAGCTCGGCGGCAGCGGTTTATGGCGACCCAGTTGACCCGGGATGGCAAGGTTATTACTGGATTCGCTTTATTAACTCCGCAGGTATGGCGGGGCCATTTAATGCCAGTGAGGGAACTCCAGCCAAAACCGCTGCCGATATTGATGAAATTATTGACCTGATTAATAAGGAGATTAATGAATCGCCATTAATCGGTGAGCTCGCCAATAGCGTCAATGATCTTGACCAGAACGGCGGCCAGGCATTTCAGAAAATGTGGAGCACCAAAGTTGATGCCAGCGGGATCACCGCAGGTATCGGGATTGTCGCAGGCATTGATGCTAACGGAAAACCCATTGCTCAGGTCGCCATATCGGCCAGTCAGTTTTTTGTCTTTGACCCAAACAATCCTACTGATACCGGTTCTTATGCTATTCCGTTTTCTATTTCTGACGGGCGAGTAGTTATTGATGAAGCTGCTATCCGTGAAGCCACCATCAAAATTTTAAATGCTCAAACCATTATCGCTGATGAAGTTAAAGCGGGAATCAGCATTTCAACGCCCACGCTCAATAGCGCCACGATAAATAACGGTAAGTTCACAGTTGATGCCGCCGGTAATCTGAAGATTGGCGACCTATTCAGTGTTTCAAATACGGGAAGAATTACCATCAGGCAAGGTGCAGGCAGTATTGGCCTGGTTATCACTAACGAGAGAATAGAGGTTTATGATGAGAAAGGTGCGCTTATGGTTCGTCTTGGCAAGCTTGATTAGTTTAACCGCGTGTATGTCCGTGGGTAAGAATCCCCCTCCTGATTTTAACTTTAACGGTATCTGGCAGTGTCGCGCTACGGTTTAGAAGTATTCCGCCCGGATGGCACATCAGTGGTGATGGATAACAAAACTACGGTCACTAAAATAGTTGGCATGGGCAGTAAAGGTAATTCATTCGGAGAATGGAATACGGGGATTACTATTCCTTCTGGCTATGACTATTTTCTTTGGATGTCTTCTTATGCCTGGCTTGATTACACCGTTAGTGGTAGTCAGTGGGTACCTGGTGGATTCGCTTATAATCAACCTTATTTGGATGCTAATCGTACACTGAAAGTAAACTCAGTTAATTACTATGGTGCCATTCCATCCTCATATTATGGTGTTTATATCTGGCCTGCTTCTGGATCGGTGGGCGGTTATGGTATCCAATTTATGGGGGTTAATAACTTCACCGGCATTAGCAATATCAGCCAATTTTCTTGCCTGTTATTTAAAGGTGAAGTTGATATAAATGATGGCTGGCTACCCAGCTATATTAATCCGGCATTCGCAGCCGATCAGGTGATGTGTTATTTCTACACAACAGATGCCAGTAAAACCATTTGTATGTCGCCTGACCCCACTGACCGCCGATATCGGGTTTTTTATGTCAATGGCGGTGGCGGCGCGACCATTAGAGCCAAGGTCTGTATTTTTGGTAATGGTGCGTTAAATCGCAGCAAATATGGCTTGGAAATCTATTCGAAACAAAATGGCTCAGTGGTTTATAACTCGGGCTACGATATTTTGGCCCGCCCTAAATTGGTTCCTTTAACCGGTGCAGCATTAGGCTCAATGCGCAGTGTTGAGGGTATTGCCCGACCAATGTACGCGCCGTGCAATATTGGTGCGATGTACAGTTACCCGTGGCAGGTTTATGTCTGGGTGAACAGCAATGGCACGCAGATTGGCCCTGCTTGGGGATGGGCCAGAAATCAACCGGCATCCCATGGCCCATTAACCTATTACGTTTCAAGTATCCCTATCATGGTGTTGGATGCAGCAAACTATTTTAAATTCTAAACTGGCGCAAATCGCTAGCGATTCTGGTGATCCGGAACTCCTCATTCATGTCCAAGACGCCTGCCGTAACAAGCAGGCGTTTTGCTTTTCAGCGGACGATGCAGTGATAGTCCTGCGCCCGCGAATGAAAGAAGGCATTCCTTATGTGGTGGTTTGGCTGGGTATTAGTAGCGGGCAGCAAGGTTTGGTTAAGTACACCCCAGAGGTTCAGCAACTGACTCGGATGATAGGCGGGCGCTGGGCGGAGTTTTATACAGCACGAAAAGGGTTTATCCGAATTGCGCGGCGTCTCGGTTTTGAGCGTCTGGTGGACGAAGATGGACTGATGAAATTCAAAATACCGGTTTAATGTAAACGAGTAGATAAGCGAAAGCCCCGAACTGTTAGCCGCAGTCGGGGCTTTCTACTTTCTGCACCTTGAAAAAGGCAAGGGAGAAGATGGGTGAATATTAACCTAGGAGAATGGGTTGTGAAAGCTCTAGAACTGTTTGAACGAAGTAAAACACTCCGGCGCATGTATTACTTCACTGTACTGGTCGGCATTTTATATGGTGTGGCCAGCGTGCTATCCGTAGTTCGTTGGTGGTGAAAATGGGAGGTCATTATGGGCAAAGGTGGCGGTAGCACCGAGGTTAAAGAAACCTCTCAGGAACTGGCAGCGGCTGAAATTGCGGGTAAACAATGGACGCTGTACCAGAACGAACTTAAGCCAATGGAAAATCTGTTTATTAGCAAAGTAGACAGTATGAATAACGAGTCGAAATATGACGATGCCGCTGGGACCGTCAACTTAGGTTATCAACAGGAGTTTGGTAAGGCACGCCAACAGGCGGCTACTGAATTGTCTGCGGGGGGCGTTGATCCGAGTAGCGGTAAATTCCAGGGAACACTACAAACGTTGCAAAGTGATCAGGTGGCAGGGCAAATCGACACAACTAACCGAGCGCAAACCTCACAACAGGATAAATATGTCGCCGGCTTACAGGATGTTGTCGCTATGGGTTCAGGGCAAAAAGCTGATGCACTGTCTGGTTATAGCAACATTGCCAGCCAGAGTTTAAGTAAAGCGACCAGCGATGCACAGAAGTCACTTAGCGACCGACAGGCAGTAGGGCAATTAGTTGGTGCTGCTGGTGGTATGGCCGCTCGTAATTATGGGGTAAAGGATGTCAGCAGCAAATCGACTTATGGTCTCAAAGACGTGAGTAGTAAATCCACTGGCATCTTTGGCGGCAGCTAATGATAGGAGGTAGTTATGGGACAAGCATCTGATACCTATGCCAATCTTATTCGTGATCAGTATAACGATTGGCTCACTCGTTTTTATCCAAAGCAAAAAGAGCTGATGGGTTTGGCTACCAGCGGCGAACTGATGAATCAGCAATTAACCCGCGTCAGTGATAGTTCTGCCAACAGTCTGCGTTCTGCTCAGTTGGGGACGCAAAATCAGTTGGCGCGTTATGGCACCACTCAGACGGCAAACCCGAACGATAACAGTTTAGGTCTGCGCTCGGCACTGGCCACTGCCGGGGCGAAGAATGGTATCCGGGAGGCTGAGCAAGATCGACAGATGAATATTTTAACCGGTGGCAGTGCAAGCCTACGTGAGCAAATGAGTATTGGCGGGGGGAGTCACTAATGGGATACGGACTGATTGATGTTGCACGGGATACTCGGCAGCAGGCCATGCAAGGGCTGGGTGATGCTTCTAACCGTGAGATACAGCGCGAATCTGCCAATGAGCAGCTCAAATCCCAACAGAAACAGAGCCAAATGAGCATGATTGGCGTCGGGGCTGGTACTGGCATGGCGGTGGGTGCCACCTATGGTGCTGCGGGTGGGCCGATTGGTGCGGGTATTGGTGCCGCAGTAGGTTTGCTGGCCAGTAGTTTTTTCTAAAGGATCATTATTATGGGCGTACAAGGTTTAGCAGACGGCTTCTTGGCAGGATTCAATACGGCAGATCAGGCGATTAGTCGTAATCGCGAGCTAGGTTTGCGGGATGCGGCACAACAGCAACAGGTTAAGGACTCTGACCGTAACTATGGCCTGGCGAAAGAGCAGGTGGATTGGCGCAAAGAGACCGACAGTCGTGATCATCAATATAAATCACAGCGTGATAGCGTGGGTGATGAGCAGTGGAATAAAAACTACGGGTTAGCGCAGGCGAGTCAGCGCACGGCCAATGCCAGCTTGGGCATGCGGGCGCAGGAACTCAATATGCGTAAGAGCGAGTTTAATTTCCAACGTTCACAGGCCGAGCGCCAGCAGCGCATGCAAGAAGAAATGCCAGTTGTTCAGGCGCTGTATAAGCAGATTGAAACCTCCGGTCAGGTTGACCCTCAATTATATGGGCAAATTTCAAAGGATAATCCGCTTCACCCTTCTCGTTTCTTTGGTCAGGGAGCAATTGATAATGTGATGGAGATTAACCAGATTATGCCGAAGGTGCTTTCCGGGGAAATGAACTATAACGACCCGAAAGTATTAAAAACGATGAATACTGTGCTGGCCCCCTATATTGAACGCAATATTGATGAAGTCGATCCAGAGTCAGGGAAGAAGATTAAGAGCAAAGAGTTGGCTCATATTGGTATCAGTGAAGATGGCAAGTTTGTTATTCCCGGTCTGAAAGTCACTTATAGCGATGGTTCAACCGCCAACAAACCTATGACTCAATTCGGTTCCGCTGATGTGAATGATAACCAGGTAGCTAAAATCCCTATCGATGAGTTTATGAATAAAGTCAGAGGTTACAGCCAGATGGTTGGTCAGCTCAACCAACCAGATAGGGCCAAGTTCATTGGCAGCATGGTTAACCCGCCAGATAAAGCAGCTATGCGTCAGGAAAGTGAGGGCTACCGCAAAGAACTGCTGGATATTAGCAAAGATGAAGGTAAGCAACTGGCTGCACTGAATAAAGATGGTGCGATGATGGATGAAAAACAACTGACTGCTGCAAAACAGGAGATTAAGAGCAACTCGGAGCAACGCCGTCAGCAGGCCTCGGAACTCTACGGTGTTGGCGGGGGACGTAGTTCGCAAAATCAATCAGGTATTGACCCGGCAGAGTTGGAAGCATTTGCTGGTGAGTACCAAAAAGAGTTTGGTGAAGTTCCCGACCTGAATAGCCCACAGGATCAGCAATTCTTTATGGCATGGAAGCAAAAGCGGCAGCAACCACAGCAAATGACAGAACCATCTCAGAGTGCGCAACCTGGCGCTACTCAGGGTGGCCCCGTTCCTGATAGTAATACAGCCCAACAGTTAAGGGAGATTCAAAGAGTGTACCAGAAGAGATAAATAATTTTAGAGTAAAACTAATTGAATAAACGACGGCCGCATAGTACTGTGTATGCATACAGCTATTGATGTGTACTGATGAAATAACCAGTAAGCAAATGTAAATAAGAAGAGCTACTATATGAAAAGTATGAGTTTTATTTATGGTTCATTTAATTACTGATATTTATTAATCTAACTACACAGAGATAAATGATGAAAGAAGATTCCGATAATCAAGATGTTACGTGTCCGGAGTGTGGAGCTAAGAAATCTACAAAAGATGAAAAATGTATTTCATGCAATTATGACCCAACACTTGTGGCTAGTAGTGCAAGTTATCAAGCTAAATTTGCTGTAACAGCTCAGTTATTTAGGTCTGCTGGAAGTGTGATTCTTGAGCATAAATTAGGTTCTGATTGGAATCTTGGAAACAATGCAGCACTAGATTTCTTGATAAGAGTTGAACGAAAGTTTACAAGAAAAAGTAAACACCATGGTTTTTTAGAAAAAGACACACTACCTAATGCAATTCCTCAAATATTGAAGAATTATATCTCAGGGAAGATTGCATTTAGAGCTCTTGTTGAAAATACGATGGTTAAAATGCGCATGGAAGCGAATAGTGACCGACAAGGTAAACCTTCTGGTGGCGAGGTTGTTTTCATTCATTATGTAACTGCTGAAGATTTACATGGCTTTGGCCGCTTGCTTGTAATTATGGTTGATAATAAAGGAGTTTTTGATTTTGATGAAAACTTAGTACCTAAGAAATTAAACTCAGTAGATATTGAAGCATTAAGACAAGCTGCGATGATTGATCTTAGTTTATTTAACGTAGCCTACCCTACAAATGATAGTGAACCATATGTGAAGTTTATAGTAGGTAAGTCGCGAAGTGAGTTTTTTAAACGTTCTTTAGGTTGCAATCCTAAAATAGATAATAAAAGAAGTATTGAAGAAGTATTTAAAGCATTAACTAGTTTCTCTAGAGATATGAAATTAAGTATCCCTGAAGAAGATGGGATTCGAGATCATTTAAAAAACTATGTAGATAAAAAAGCAAAAGACAAAGTAAGTAAAGCAATTACATTACAAGATATAGAAAGAGAAATTGATAGATTCTTTTGTGATAAAGAGAATATTAAAAATAAGTTTGTTGATTATGTAAATCTAAAAGAGTTTAAGGTAGACCCTGTTTTTGAGCCAACTTTTGCTTCAGGGCTTGCAGCTACATCTATTGCAGTTAATGATGACACTAAAAATTATGACTGTAGGATTTCCATTAATGCAATTGGTAATAAAGGTGAGGGGAAACCTATTGTCTTTGACCAGAAAAACAAGACAATAACTATAAAAATTAGTGATGATAATGTTCAGCTTATTGCTGAAACAATCAGAAACAAGATATAAATGAGGGTATTATGAATAGTACTGATAAGTATCAATATATTTTCGATATGTTGAAAAACAATATATTTACCTATCAGCTTGGCTATTTGTCTGGGGAACTATCTGGGAAGTACCTTTCAGATGTCGGTACTATTCAAGATTCCCTAGAGTTTTGTGGACTTATGAATTACTCCCCCCCAAGGGATAATATACTCTTCATTAGCTTAAAACTTCAAGACTGGAAAGGGGGAGTGGCACTTATTTATCATAGCTTAGATCAATTCTGGGAACAGATTAAAGATACATTATGTATCCCTGAACAGTTTTATTTGCTCCCAAGTAAAGCTTCGTCACTTGACGCCACTGATTCTGAAGAAATTATTAAATATAAACTATATATTTCTATAATTAAAATTATAGCATTGACAGCAGATCATGAAATAAATAATGAGTTTGTATTTTTCATAACTGATGAGAATGGTGGAAAGAAAATAGATGTTAAGAATAATGCGACCAATGAAGAAATATTAAAAATTGAAGATGCAGAAAAAACCATTAAATGTCTTGATGTATTAGTGGATAAGTTGAATTTCAGTGACGTTCATAAGTCTGAGCGTAGATCAGTAACGCGATCAGCTTTAATGGAACTTTTAGAATATAGAAATGAATCTATTAATATGGCTGCCGTGTTGGAAAAATGTAAACATCTTGGCAGAAAGTATGACGAACTTTATGAGTTATATACAAATAGATTTTCAATTAATAAAATGCTTAATGAGTTGGATGAAAAAAGCATAGAGTTTACAAGTAAAATTAATGAGTATATATCTTCTAGTCAAAACAAAGCGTTCACAATTCCTGGGGCATTGATTGCAGTCGGTGCTTTAGTTAAGGTTGGTGGCGTTTTAGAAGCATCTCTCATTATGATCGGTCTATGGATGATATCATCAGTTACAAAATCAGCAAATGAAGTTTATAGGGATTCCTATAATTCTCTTGAAATAATAATCACTAGTGCTTTTAAAAAGTATTTGCGATTTGATGAGGGAGATGAAGTTACTACAAGTGCAAAAAGTATAGAAATAGATCTTGTGAAAAAAATATCAAAAGCAAAGGCAAGAATAAAAAGTATAGATCGCCTAGCCGATGGGCTAGTAATTCTTGGTGCTATTTATTTATGTTTGAATTTATTTTTCCCGTCTTTATCTTCAGGCGGATTAGTTAACCTGGTTAAAGAGTTGTTTTTTATTAAGTAGGCTTCAACTATAGCTATGATCTAATCACTTCTCAATTTCATTAAAGTGCGCTAAATTACCCAAAGATGCCGAAGTGAGCTTTAAAAAGCCCTTCGGTTTTTTTATGCACGAAATCTAGCCTCGACAGGTTCGCCTGTTGGGGCTTTTTTATTCCGGTTTCCCCAGCACAACGCATGTGCTTCAAACCATCGAACCTGATTAGAAATGAGCCTTTGAGGAGCCAGTACGGTTGGTACGCCTCGATGGGCTGGTTTCCTATGCGCCAAAGGTTCATTTCTAATAAAGGAGTACCCAATGACTTACGATCCGCAACAACAACGTCCAGAAGCGCAAACCAGTAACAGTAATCGTGAAACACTCAATATCCAGCAACCAGGTGAGAATGCTAATACTGGTTTCGACTGGGGTGCCGTCAGGGCAGCGCGTGAGGCTGCTGGACGGCAGTCAAAAGCTCCGCAAGCCAATGATCCTAGTATAGGTTTAAAAGATGTACTCCTTTCTGCGGCAGCAGCGCCCGCTGATATTATTAGTGGTAACGTTCAAATGTTTAAGGCTGGCAATCAGCTTTTGGATGATAAAGCATCAGAATATCGAAGTGGTGAGAAGAAACCGCTGATTGATATTCCGGTTAGCCCTGAAATGCTGAAGGTGATGCGGGATAGTGGCGGTAACTCAATAGCAAATGCCGGTAATACATTAGTTGAACGCGCAGGTTCTTTGGCCGAAAACATATCGAAAGACATTAAAAATAATTACAGTGATGATGCTAAGCAAGCTGCTGCTATGACATTTATCGAACGAGATAAGGACGGAAACCTTCAGGCTGGTGCTGGGATGTTCGACAAAGATGCTTGGTTGATTAACGCTATTCCCACTATTTCTCAAATGATTGGTTCAGGTGCATTTGCTAAGTTTGGCGCAAAAGCTGTTTCGCGGGGAGTTGAACAAGCGACCTATGAAAGACTTAAAAAGTCTGTGCCAGATGCTGTTGCGAGGGAGACTGCTCAACTGGCCGGTGAGAAGGCCAGAGAGATTGCCCAAAAAACGGGATTTGTTGGCATTATGGCTGGTACCGCACAAGGTTCTTCTGGTAATGAAATGCGCGATGAGATCAATGCATTGCCCTTTGATCAGTTAGTGCAAAGCCCAACCTTTCAAAAAGCCTTTTCTACCATAGATTCGGATCCAAATAACTCAGCACTGTCAGATACACAAAAATTAACGCTGGCTCGCAATCAGGTTGCAGAACAGGCCGCGAGCAGTGTGACGGTAGACCCGCGCATGCTAGCGATAAACATTGCAGCCTCTACATTGGGCGATCACACCTTATTGAGTTTGCTGACCAAAAAAGGGGCGGCTTCTGGCGTTATTTCCGGGGCTTCATTAGGTGCAGCAGCGGAAGGTGGAACTGAGTTCACTCAGGGTGCAGCCCAGCGCTACGTTCAAAATCAGCAGTTAATTGACACCGCAGGTCAGAAAATAGATCCGATGAAAGGGGTGGTAGAGACCGGAGCCAATAATGCGGTATTAGGGGCTGGCATTGGTGGCGCAGCTGGTACCATCGGTGGGATTCGCGGCCACAGGTCAGCAGCAGAAGCAACATCAGAAACCCCCGTTAATGCTGACGGTTCACCGGTATCTGAAAGTATCGATCCCTCCCAACAGCCAGAAAGTCCGGCTTCCCCTGAAGTGGCAGTACAACAAAACTCAGTCAGTGAAAATGGTGTACCCAACTCTCAAATTGATGATTTCCGCGATACCCCAGCTTACTTACGTCAGGATCCTCGGGTACAAGGCTTTGCTGATGATAGCGATGTTCAACGTTCACTTGCAGAGCCAGAAGCACAACCGACCGCACAAGATCTGATTCAGCAACAAATGGAGTCGGGCGAGCAGGGTTATACACCTGATGAGATATCGATACTTCAGCAAGCTGATCAGATCCGGGCGCAGCGAACTCCACGCCTGCCAGCTCCCGGTAATATTCATCCGGGTGAAGGTTTCCCAATGCCAGGACCAATTCAAGGTGATGAACCTCAAGCGGGTTCCGCGCCACAATTCACAGCCGGGGAACAGACTCGTGGGCAAGTGTATTTGCCGAGGGAGCAGGCAGAGCAGCAAGGTGCGGTCAGAGAAACCCATACCTACGATGGGCAAACGGATCCGCAGGCCATTACGGATAAAAACATCATCTTTGCTGATGGACCTGTAGTTAATCCTGATGATGTTCAGTCAGGGAAAGCGCCGCAGTTTGAGGGCGGGCAGCGTAAAGATGTGCGCCGCTTTACTGAGGCGATGGGAGCGCAGTCTGAAACAGCGATTACCGATCAGCGTCAGCGTGCTGGTGGTGTCCCTATAGATGCACGTACCGAAGCTTATGCAAAAGGTGAAACTCTTGGCGAGTTGAGATTGCACCACGGCAAGCCATTCCCTAATGAGAAAGTGGCCAGATTCACTAAGTGGGCAAAAATGCCAGGTGCTGTTATTGAGCCAGTAGGCGACGGTTTTGGCGTGCGATTACCTGCAAAATCAACTGATAGCGGTATTGCATCAACCAAAGAGGGGCATATTGAATCAGGAACTCCACAAGGCGAGTTGAGATTGCACCACGGCAAGCCATTCCCCAATGAAAAAGTAGCCAGATTCACGAAATGGGCCAAGATGCCGGGGGCGGTGATTGAACCGGTTGGTGATGGTTTTGGTGTGCGATTGCCACCTGAGCCAACAACGGCAAATACGAAAACAGCGCCCTCTAATGAGGGCGTTGTGGCGTCTGGTGAGCAGCAAGTCGGTGAATTAAGACTGCATCTCGGCAAACCCTTCAACAGTGAGAAAGTCGCTAAGTATTCCAAATGGGGCAGGATGCCGGGTGCCACGATTGAACCGGTAGGAAAGGGGTATGGTGTCCGCTTACCCGTACCTGAGCCAGTGGGTCAAGCCAAAAACAGGGACGCCAAAATTGATGATTTTGGTGAGGAACTTAAGGGGGCGGCGAAGCATAAATGGGGCCAATTGGCAGAGTCACTGAAAGCCGATCATGATATTGAAGAAATTAAGAAACAGCCTCTTTCGAAACTATTCCCGCACCCTGATTACACCAAAATGCATGAGAATGGCATTGAACCAGAGAAACTGGCATTGCTTGCGGCATTACGTTCGTTTATCCCCACCAAGCCGGGATCCCCTTATAAGCTTAATCAGTGGGCTGAACAGGTTAAGGGGGTTCGTGATTTAGCGAGTTCCATTATCAATAGCCATGCGAGTGTTGACGATATAAAAACCATTTTCCGCAGTAAGTCCTCCTTACGTTCTGCCGCAGATGCTATTGACTTAATCTCGCAGTTTAAGCCTGAGCATATGGCCGAAGCGTCAAAATACTCAATTCGTTCCGGCCATTACACTTACTTTGATGGCAAGAGCTATCCCGGTGGGAAAACCCTATATGAGCTGGTTACCCCTGGAGGGATGAAAACTGATATTTCAGCGGGTTCAATGCCGGAGCTATTACCCAAAGCCAAGGAATTTATTGAGACCAAGATTAATAGTGATAAAGGAGATGACGCGCTTAAACAGGCTCAGTTAACGCCTAGACAGGCTAAGTTAGAGATCTATACCCGACGGGCAGACAAGAGTGTGTTTATTGGCTACAAAGGGGCCATGGGCGTGTTACCGCTTAAAGCTGGCTTCAAAACACCTATCGAAGCACGCGCTTATCTGGCAGAGAATCGCGCTGAAATTGAAGCCAAACTGGATAAATTACGCAAAGTCTCTCGCGAGGAACAACGCAAAGCGACTAATGAGCCACGTACTGGTATTGAGCGTCGTAAGGGTAATGTGACGCCTGAACAATTTAGTGATGCCTTCGGCTTCCGCGGGGTGCAGTTTGGTAACTATGTTGAGGGGCCACGCCGTCAATCTGAATTAAACGACGCCTATGACTCCCTGATCGATATGGCCGAATTACTGAGTGTGCCGACCAAAGCCCTCTCTCTCAATGGTGAATTGGGGCTGGCATTTGGCGCACGGGGTAAGGGCGGGACCAAAGCCCATTATGAGCCTGGGCAAGTGGTTATCAATCTAACCAAAGGTAATGGCGCAGGCTCACTTGCACATGAGTGGTTCCATGCACTGGATAACTATTTTGGTACCTATGATGTCCATGGCGAGTCGTCCGGTAAGCGTTCATCTGAATTTATTACCGATCGTATACGACCTCGTTATGAGTTTAGCAGTGGTAAAAGGCAAGAGATTACTCATCCGGTCAGGCAAGAGGTATATGACGCCTTTAAGAGCGCAGTCATGAAAGTCACTAATAGTGGAATGAGGGAACGGGCGGCAATACTGGACAGTGGGCGAAGCAAAGCATATTGGACAACTAAACTGGAAATGTCAGCGCGAGCATTTGAACGCTATCTGCTGGATAAAGCCGAGAGTAAAGGTATCACTAACGATTATCTGGTTAACCTGCGCAAAGCTGACGAACACGCAAATCCTAAAACCTATGCTTATCCAACCGAAGCTGAATTAAATGGCGGCGTGCGCCAGGCATTTGATCACCTATTCCAAACCCTCAAAACCAAGCCAACCGATAAAGGTATCACTTTCTACTCGCGTAAGGGTACTGACATTGGCAAAGGCAATGTGATTTCAGATACCGGTCACACTGCTGCTGGCGACAAACCCACTCAGGGAATAAGGCAAGGGCGGGCTCAAGTTATCTCTGATGTCTGGGTGCGCAATTTGAATGGTGCAGCCAAAATTAAAGTTAAGGTAGTGCAAACCCAAGCTGAAGCGGCTGCCATGATGCCGAGCGGGATCCCGAAAGAATTCGGCATTGTCCATGCCATTTATCAACCGGAACTCAGCCGGGTGATTGTGGTAGCGGATAACATTACTTCTGATCGCGAGCTTCGGGCTAAATTGCGTCATGAGGTCTTGGCGCACCATGGGCTAGCTTCCGTCATTGGCGATGTGGAATATGATCGTATCATGCGAGTGTTACATCAAACGCGCGACAGCAAAAATAAAGAAATTCAGGATGTCTGGCGGGAGGTCGATAAATCATATCGTAATGAGTCTCTCGAAATGCAGGCTAATGAGTTTTTGGCTCACATGGCTGAGCGTTCAGAACTCACCGGCCTTGGAGCGATGTGGGACCGTTTTGTTTCTGTGCTGATCAATGGATTGAAGAAAACGGGCATCATGAATGCGAATGACATTTCCCCAACGGAAATACGTAATATTCTGCGCACGGTCGCCGGGCGCTTCAAAAAGACGGCTATGTATGATGGTGAACAGCCGGGAACGCGGGAGTTCGATAATACTTTCTCTCGGTCAGACGCACTGTATTCGAAACATGATGATGTGGGCCCACTCAAGCCATTACCAGTGGAATCCGAACAATATAGATCTGAGCTTGATAAAGCGATGCGTTCGTTACGGTCCGATGACATAACGGTTTCAATAGGCAGAACACCGCCGGTACTCCGTGCGCTTGGCGCTCCCAATGTGGAGATGGTAATTTCTCGTGATACGGTACGTAAAGCGACCAATGGAATAAAACACAACGTACCGACTGAGGTCATTGAGCAGCTTCCTGAGCTGATGCATGACCCGTTAGCAGTATATCGCTCAGCAACACAGGATAACGCAATAGTTGCTCTTCTGGAGGCTCATGATGCAAACGGAAACCCGGTGGTTACTGCTATTCATATGAATGCAAAACGTGGGCGCTTGGAAGTTAATCGAGTTGCTTCAGTGTACGGCACAGTGGGGGGCATGGCGAAAGTTCAAGGTATGGAGGATGCTGGTTTAGCGTTATACCGCCGAGAAAAACAAAACCCCGATAAGCTTCGTTCTGTTGGGCTCCAATTGCCCAAGGAGAACACTTATCAGGGTTCAGAATCCCAATCTGGTACGGCCCAAGAGCTTCAATTGCTCAAACGCGGTTCACCAAATCAAGATTCAGTTGAAAATATACTCTCATCGACCGATATTCGCAAGAATAAGGCACTTTACTCCCGCACTGCTAACCCATCAATGGATGCTGAAACCAACCGCAAAATGGGCTTTAACGTTGAGCAGGGGTGGTTTGATAAGGCCAAGACTTTCTACGGCACCGTGACCAGCAAAGATAAAACGGAACTGAAAGCCTGGCTAAAAGAAACCGGCCGTAAACTCAATACTAAAACCTTTGATGGCATGGCTCCGCTGAAGTATGCCGAAGATGCCGCTGGTATCAATGATGCACGAAGTTCTGCCTACATTGGAGCGCGTATGGCTGCCGGAGCAGGCTCTGTTACTGCTGCCACTTTAGAGCATGGCTTGCCGCGCTATAACAAAGCCGAAGGGATAATCGAGCGTCAATCCGGTACCGGTAAAGAGGATGCTCTTATGGGTATTCTCGACGGACTGGGAAACCATCGGGAAAACTTCTTTAAATGGATCGCCGGCCATCGCTCTGAACGACTGATGAAAGAGGGCAAAGAGAACAACTTTAATGCTGACGAAATTGCTTATATGAAAACCCTCAACCGGGGTAATGAGGCTTTATTCGAAGGTCAAAAGAAAAAGTATGATGCCTTTATTAAGTCGATTCTGGATCTGCAACAGGATATGGGATTGATTGATCCAGAAAGCCGCGCACAGTGGGAGGATGCCTGGTACTTGCCCTATTACCGTGAAGCAGAAAATGGTGAGGTGAAGGGGCCGTGGACCAGTAAAGGCATTGCTAACCAGAGCAGTACCGTGCGCAAGTTAAAAGGCAGCGATTTGACCATTAAGGATCCTATCGAAAACCTGTTTAACTACGTGGCGAAATCGGTCGATGCTTCGATGAAAAATGAAGCAATGCGCAGGTCAGTGGTGAACCTTGCTGATACTGGTGTGCTGGAGGTGATTGAATCACCGAACAAGATGGACTTTGAGCGCATCGGCAAAGATGTGGTGAAGGTGTTTGTTGATGGGCAGGAAAAACTGGTACAGGTTAATGATCCTGAACTGTATCGCGCCTTTACCATGATTGACCTTGAGCGCAGTAATTCCACCTTTATGAAAGCGGCCCGCCAGGCTAAAAAGGTACTGACCGTCAGCACCACATCAATGCCTGATTTTATCATCCGTAACTTTATGCGTGACTCTATTCATTCATGGGCCATTAACAAAGATGGTTTTAAGCCGGTTATCGCTTCATGGGCCGGATTTAAAAAAGCATTACGCACTGATGATAGCCTGGTGGATATGATGTTTGCCGGTGCCACTTTTGGTGGTGGTTATTCGAATGTTTATGATCCGGCATCGACTGCTAAAACCATTCGTAGTGTTCTACGGCGTAAAGGTTACAACGATAGTCAGATACTAGAATTTGAGTCCTCAATCGCCCGCAACAGCAAAGAGGTGATGGGCAAGATTGAACAGGGTTTGCATAAATATAAAAATCTCAGTGAAGCAGCAGAAAACGCCAACCGACTGGCCACATATGAATCCGCCATTAAATCAGGGAAAAGTAAGGCGCAGGCAGCATTTGAGTCGCGTGACTTGATGGATTTCAGCATGATGGGGGCCAGTAATATCATGATAAACCTGAGTGATATGCTGCCGTTCTTCAACGCCCGGATGCAGGGGCTGAGTAAATTAGGCCGAGCTATCAAAGAGAATCCGCGCGAAGTGCTGAAACGCGGCGGCATGATCACCGCCGCCTCGCTGGCACTGATGGCGCTGAATTGGGACGACAAACGTTATGAAGAGCTACAAGACTGGGATAAAGACACCTATTGGCATGCGTGGATTGGTGATCAGCATATCCGCTTTCCAAAACCGTTCGAGTTTGGCGCGATATTTGGCACTTTACCTGAGCGGTTTGTCCGCGCGCTGGGCGGTAAAGATACCGGGGCTAAATTTGGCAAGCTGGTGGCACATAACTTTATGGAAACGATGGCATTCAACCCTATCCCACAAGTCGCGATGCCGATTGCCGAGGCTTATGTTAACTATGATTTCTTCAAAGGTGGGCCGATTGAGAACATGGCCGACAGCAATTTGATGGCCGGGGCCCGTTATAATGACCAGACCAGCCTATTAATGCGTGAAATAGGTGAGGCGACCAATATGTCACCGAAGATGCTGGATCATATTGTGATGGGTTACACCGGCAGCTTGGGCGGCTATGTGATGGGGGCGACCAATCTTCTGATGCGTAACCTGAAAGACTACGGCGAAACCCCGGCCATGCGGTTGGATGAGTTACCGGTGATTAAATCATTCTTCAGAGGTTCAGATCCGGCCAAGTCTACCCAGTTCACTGAAGATTTTTACCGCATGATGACCGAAGCCAACCAGATCAACAGCACTATTAACAGCTTCCGTAAGCAGGGGCGTGGCGATGATGCTAATGAATTGATAGAGGAAAATAGAGGGAAATTATCGCAGCGTCAGGGGCTAACAGCGACGCAAAAGCAAGTGAAAGCACTGAATGCCCAGATTGAAATGATGAGGCGGGACCGGATACTAACAGCGGATCAGAAAAGAGAAAAAATTGACCGGTTGATGGCAACCAGAAATAAACTGGTACAGCAGGCGGTGGAAAGGGTGAATCCGTATTTTAATAAGTGAATTGAAAGGGAGTTTGGAAGGACTCCCTGATTTATTAACTTTTGGGTAAAGTGATTTTGTTATGGTTATAGATGGTTTGGCTTGCCAATTCGATTGCAGCCTCGCCTGAGTGTAATTAGATCTGACAGAAGGCTCTGTGCCAAAAGAGTACTTAAGAAAATGGTAAATCTACATTAAGTGCGGCGCTATAATTCTTCTGATTCAGATAGACATGCACGTAAATTCATTTTTGTGAAAGTGATCTTTAAAAGAATATAAATCAATGTGTTATTATGAAATTGTGATACTACAGCATTATATTAAACTACACATGTGTACTCACAAAATTTTGGGACTGGTCTTGTTGACTGTATAAAAAGGAGTGATTATGTGTGAAAATCCTATGGACAATAATGAATCCGAACAAAAAAATGCTATACAAGAACAAATTGCAGAAATTCTTGTGGGCTATGAACTTGCCCCTCGGCAGGGGATGAACTCAGTACATGTAGGTCGCTGGATTGAGCAATTTGAGGAAAGAGACAAACTTTTCATTCTTGAGCAAACGCTGGCGTTACTTCGAAATGCATATATCAACAAAAATGATTATGTAGAAAAAATTAATGATATTCTCAGGAGTGAGAATAATAGACCTATTATCCACGAATCAGCATTCCTTAATATACAAGAAACAAATCGTGGGACTAGTCAGATTAATTTACTGGAACTTTTAGAAACCCAAGCAGAGGGATTCGAAGGATTAGGTATAGTTACCTTATCAAGAAATTCCAAAAACAAAAGAGTTGCACAATTCAATAAATTCATTTACTTCGACGATGTTTGTTTTTCAGGGAACAAGGCTTTTAGCGATATTACTTGGTTTGTAGAACACTTTAACCTAAGTAATGTGACTATCCGCGTGTGGTTCCTAGGGACTCATAGATATGCAACTTATATGCTAGAGACAACTCTTGCGGAAAGGTTTCAAGGGCGAAATATCAGACTTATTATCAAAAAAAACGGATTCATCAAAACGCGCGAAAATCGCCTTAGTTATTCCTCATCTTCTGAAGTTTTCTGGTTACGTAGTAATGGTATTGACCTACCAGACTGGATCCAACATCCGGCGATCTATACATCGCGCAAAGGCACTGAAAGGACCCATTTTAGGCCAAACGACATATTCCTCAAGATGGCTGATCGCTATCGTTTTGAATATGCACTGACAAAGGCTGGTTTTTATATACTTCAGCAAAGTCAAAATCCCGCTCCGATTCTCAAACCTCTCGGCTTTTCAACATTCCCTGGACTAGGGTTCGGTGGAACCATTTTCACTTATCGAAATTGTCCAAATAATACTCCATTAGCTTTCTGGTGGGGAAGATATGAGCGCGATGGGATCCCAAACTGGGCACTGGATTGCTGGTATCCATTGATGCGCAGAACCGGGTATAATCAGTAACTATGAGCTACCGAATTTATCCAAACAATGAGACAGTCAGTTTCAGAAAAACGACGGAAAAATGGGGCGGGCTATCTAACATGGCGCGAGGATTTCCGCTGTATGTTAACGATATTCCTATCCAGTCTAGTGAAATCCTCTATCAGGCCTGCCGTTACCCAGACTATCCGGAAATACAAAAGGAGATAATCACCCTAAGCAACCCCTTTGAGGCGAAGCAAGTAGCCAGATACTATGAGCCGAAAACACGTGATGGTTGGGAGAAAAATCGAGTCTCCATAATGAAATGGTGCGTCCGCATAAAACTTTGCCAAAATTGGGAGGTTTTTTTTCAACTCCTTAATTCTACTGGTGTTATTAATATTGTTGAACATTCTGAAAAAGACCTTTTTTGGGGAGCTCGTCGTGAATCAGATGGCAGCTTTTACGGGATGAATGTACTTGGTAGAATACTCATGGAAACTAGAGAAATAGCTAGAGCTCGTGGGCAAGAAGGTTTTAAATTTATCCCCGCTCTGCAATTGGATAAATTTCTGCTGCTGGATGAACCGATCAAAGGTACTTTTGCACTAAAACCGGGGCCAGCCTCTGGGCAAACCATGGAATTGTTTTAGCCAGTCACTAGTTCTGCTGCAGCAAGATACATTTGTTCTCGCTTCCTTACAAAAGCGATATTACGGTTAATAGCCCCTTCGGATTATAAATATACACCGTACAGCTTTAGCGCACTTTGCCATGCGGCTTGATAGGTCAACATGAATTGCCAAGGATGGTCTAAAATTTCCGAACCAGAGTAGATTTAATAGCAGGTAGTAAAAAGCCCCTTTCGGGGCTATTTGGCTTTGAGAACTACGTTCCCCATGGCTTGCTGCTGGGATCTTGAGCGGTGCGAACGCCTGACCATGCCGCCAATCTTCCCGTGAGCTACAACCAGAAGCATCTGCCCAGATTTAGCATCATAAGAAAAGAGCTGGCCGTCTTTTGGCACCTCCTGAGAACTATCTTGTCTAATGGGTACAGCTACCATAACGTGCATCGGATGACGGATTGAAGTCTCTACCGAAGTGGCTGTTACGCTTTTCCGACTACCAATCCACGCAATCCATGCACCAGAATCCAGGCGTTTAGCTCCTAGGTGGCCAGCGCGTAGTGGCTGAAATAGTACGTGTCTCATTGGCCGATCTGCAGCAATATGAGTGAGACTCTGCCTTTCCTCTACTGCTTCCGCTTTAGCCTCTTCTACGACATTAGCCGGTACTATTCTGCCTTGATACATCACGTACTCGCCAGTATTAAGTTTACGCTTTGTTATGTTGGCTGAAGTCTTTTTCAGCTTACGATTCAACGATGCATAAAGCTGATCGCCAGGCGGGAATTCAGTAGTATTTCGTGATGATTGCATAACCCCTCCCTTGATCACCTAATTTATTAAAGTTGGACGTAGAAGGTATTACCTTGAGCTTAATGTTTCGGTCAGAGTCAAATCCGAGAGCCGTATCATAAATGCTTAGAAGTTCTTTCCTTGCAGCATACCAACAGTAAAGCCCAGCCTTAGTTACATTATAATGGTCATAAACTGCACAAGCAACCTCAGACACTAAATCCTTTATAGCCTTATAATCAAGTTTAACATGAGCGAAATCATTTTCTTCATCGGCAAGGTCGAATGTTACCACCCAAGCGCCACTTTTAGGAATGGCAAGGGGATGATTACTGTAGATCATCTCACCTAAAAGGCTGTTGAGTACAGATTGCTTTTCGATCTTTACAAAACCAATAGTATAGAAGTGACCGGATTCAGCTTTTCCAACCCAAAATTGTCTGGCAACCAGCTCTCTTGGCTCATATTCAGAGCTGAAGTTGTATTGGTCAAACTCGTCATGTTCGGTAACTTCCGTCTCGTCTTCAAAATCATGCCAATTCCAGCAGTGCAAAATTCACCCCAAGTCCTTTTATCAAATGGCATTATTTAACCAAATAATCAATTTTTAAGCAATTCGACCAATGTGTTGCATCCGGCGATTAATCTACATTACACCATCAATAATTATTTGAAGGCGTCATTCACAATGACGAACAGAACCAATAACAGAATAAATCCGATGATCCCTAAAATGATGCTGGTATTACTATCCATGTGCATATTGCCTTTACCTGCTAACAGGTAAGCAGCGATAACAAACGGGACACAGAGAGCAGGGTGAATGGTGATCATTACTGCGGCTAGTATTAGGCTGACTATAAATAGTGTCGATATCATGTTTCCCTCATTTTAGCGCCCGAACTTTTCCCGAGTATTTTCGAAATAGATAATAAGTATATGATCATGTTGATCTTTTAAAGACGGTGTCAAACGCAGACTAAAGGTCATAACTCTGATTATCTTATTGTTTTATATAGATAAATTTAAGAATTCTCACCTTTAGGAATCGTATTCGGTCTATTTTTAACCCATTGATTTTAAAGGTGAATTTTGTGGTTTATCGAAATTTATCGAAATTTATCGAAATTTTATCGAAATCTGATATTCGGTCTTTTATAGCATCACGTATTCTTTCCCTATCGTATCAAGATACTTGTTCGTCACCTTCTCCGATTTATGCCCCAGTAGTTTCATCGCAAATTTCTTACCTTTTTCCTTTTCATACAATCGTCCGGCTAAACTTCTGATCTCATGAAATTTTGAAAGAAGTACTTAGCGGCTTCATCGTTTGCAAAATGACGCCTAACTAATCTAATGCAACGTTCTTTATCTATGTATTACCACCAGAAATGTGAACATATCGACAGGTTGATGGCCATGAAAAGCTAACTGCTGCGCCGGACAGTGAAAAGAGTCAATCTATATTTTGAACGTAAATGGCTATGGACGCAGGGGCACTCCGTGACTCAATGGTAAAGCGGGGAATGGTCAATGATAATACCGTACTCTGCCATCATCTCCTCCAAATTGTGTAGGTTCAAGCCAAATACATTGCGCGACCATATCAATGAACAGTGCTGTATTTTCAGTGGTATACGCAGAAAACATCGTAAAAAATAACATATTGCCTGACGACGGATTACTGCAACAGAGCCGTATTTATTGTTGTAAAAATAACAATAAATTATCTCGCATAAGAAATATCTTACAATAAGTCAGCTTCCATTCTGATATACGCCCCTTTTTGTTTATTGTTTAATCACCTCAATAAGGAAAAATGTTGATCAATATCAAATTTTGATAAAATTATCACTTTGATAACCTCAATTGTGTTGACATTTTCTAATATAATTAGAATAACCTCAGACTATAAACATGAAAAAGCAACTGATAGCACTAACAGCACTGTCTTATTAGATTTTTGGCTTCAATGCAGCAAACGCAAAAGCACCAACAGCAGAATTAACAGTCAAAGGTCAGGTGAGCCCCCCTGGTTGTATTATCATGGCTCCAGACGGCGGAGTCTATAACGTCGGTGAAATTGCAGGGCATACTGTTAAACCTTCGGCACTCACCGTATTGCCTTCAATAACCAAAAACTGGTCAGTAATTTGTGATGCTGAAACCTACGTTAGCGTGACCGGTAGCGATAACCGTGCTGGCAGTAGCACGTCCGGAGGTCGCTATGGATTAGGTTTTGTTAATGGCGCCGGAAAAATAGGTGATTACGGCGTTTATTTTTCAAATGCAAAGGTTGATGGTACTGCAAAATATTTCCGTAAACAGGAAGAAGCCGCTGCGGCTATTTTATCATTAAGCATTGGGCCACTGAATGGGCTGAGCTGGGTCCATGCTAATGCAACAAAAGCACCAGGAAAAGTATTCAGTGCTGATATTGAAGTCATGCCGAGACTTGGCAGTGTTGCTGATATGAAAGGCCCCATTACAGAGAATGTTAAAATAGATGGTTCAATGACGTTGAGTATTATCATTGGTATATAGATAATAATACTTATAAAGGGAATTCATTATTAAGTCCGTCATTTAAAATAAGCATTGATAATTTTATATCTAAATTAATAAGATTTGCGCGGCAGTAATTATATTTGCAACATTAATCCCCCAGAGAGGGTTTATTTGATGCATTGGTCTTGTAAAATATCAAAAAACCTTGCCAAGCCTGAATATGTACGGGTTGAAACGGGTGTTTGCATCCAATGGGCGCATTAAAAGATCGATGGCAGTATGGACACTGCGAAAAGCATTAAAGCTACACAGAATATGGTAAAAGTGTACGGTATGAGAGGGCTTAACGTAGCGCCATCATTAAGAATCAGACATGCCGAAGGGAATGCTATTGATATGAATATTTTATGAGCGAGAGATTTCAAAATAAAAGTGGCGAGGATATCTTAATTGAGAATTTTCCCGAAGAGGGAATGAATACAGAACTCCACGCCGTAGGGGAAAGTTTCGGTGTTATAAAAACCATGGTAGCTCTAAAGACAGAGCTGATTGGTCAACGGATATTTCATGAGGGTGTCAATGTTTTTTATCTCTTGTCTAATAATGCGGTTTTCTTATGAATGTTGTTATATCCCCATAATTTGAATAAATAATACTTTGTTAAATATAAGGTTATATGGCTTGTCAATTAATTATCTAAGTTATCTCAAAAAATATAATCATCTGCAGCATGATGTTTTCATCAAATTTATTGGCGTTAATAAATCTCAAAACTACCAATTCGGATATCCTTGACGCGTTAATAAAGCATGAGTTTTGACGCGTTATTGGAGTAATTACGATGTCGGGATCAAGCACAAAAACCTAGCAATGGTGCTGGGTTGGATCGCCATTTTGATGACTTAAGCAATATTAATAAAGGAGGTCTGTCGATACATTACCAGTAGCTAGATACTCTCGAAAAGCAGTGATCACCGGATCAAAATCATCAACTATAGTTGATGCTCCATAAGGTTCACCGTGCATAAGCTGCAAGCCACCTGGTGAGTTTAGGTTGTGCAACGTCCTGACGTTATATTCACCATCACAATCATTTTCACCTAGCAACAACATATAGCGTCCAGATTCAGTGTATAAAGATAACTCTTCAGGAACGATATCGTCACAAGCGTTATTTTTCATACCCAACACACCAACGTTATCACGGAAAAGTTCAAGGACTTGGAGTAAGTCATCCTCAGAAGGATTCTTTAAAGGTTTTAACTGTTCCCTATCACCAGAAGGGCTAAAGAAATAACCGCCTAACACCATATCTTTATTCATTTAGCCACCTTGATAAATTTCATTCCTGTTTCCCATGTGTATTTTACTGGGTCACCATATTTATCGACAGCATGTATAGTGAGCGAGTTTACTTCAGCGGCATTTGCGGCTGAAGTAAACTCGCCTCTACAGTAACCACAGACATCTTTACCGCTCACAACCATGTTTATATCGGCTCCCTTCGAGACCCCAGCTTCATGTGCTTGTTGAAGAGCACCTATTTCGGCATGAGCATCCGCCATATTTCCATTAGGGAACGTTTCTCTAGTACCGTCAGCTAACACTTTTGCTTTAGCTTGCTTAACCGCCTAAATCTTGGGCTGTTTTCGTATAACCTTCAACATTTCCGTTGTAAACGCCTCCGGCAGCCAGCAGTCGCTCCGGCAGCCTTGGTGTTAATAGTACGGAAGGCTTGCTGTGCTGGCAAATCAGGTACAGAAGCACGTACCAAACGCTGAACCTGTGTTGATCGTGGTTTTCCTTCAGAGTGACTATAATCCTTTCTACTCACCGAGCTATTAAATTCAGCGATAATCTTTTTCGCACCATCAAAATGAAAACTAAGTGGATCGGTGCAAATAAGCTTACCGTTTTCACCAATATAAAATAGCTTGGCAGGGCCATGAATGTCGCTAAGCATGACAATATCGCCGGAAAATACCATTTTTTCCAGTTTGTCTTTTTCCCTAGCCCCACGAGATGCTCTCGAATGCGAGGCTGCCCTATTTTCACGCATATTAATAATGTAACGACCATTATTATTGTGGTCATCAAATTCATACTCACGGCAGATACGTGACCATGCGGCGTACGCGCTTATTATGCGCTCATACTCTTCGGGGGGAAGATTATCACGTGGCAGGGAATACAAATCATTGCCAGGCAAGCTAAGACTCATATCCATTTCCTTATGGTGTTAACTAAAGCAGTGCCACTGCATATCTATTGCTCAATAGATTTTCTACAAGAAAGCTCTGTATTTAGCCTTTTCGTGGAGTAAATATTTTTCTTATCTCTGATAAAAAAATAAATAATCGATATCCGGCCATGGTTTCTACATTGATTATTTTAGCCAGGTTCAACCGACGAAATTTTTACCCACTCATTTCTATGGGAATCCAGATAGATAATGGTGAATGTTGTCACAGGTAATACCCTAGGATTATAGCGAGCGAGGCTCTGAAAATAGTTTGAAATTATGGCGAGAGTTATACTGTCTAGTTGGCGATTTATGTTTACTGGTACTGATTTTTGTGGGAGCCAGCAACCTGAAAGCATGGAATAAGCCCCATCAGAAACTGATGGGGCTTATTGGTCATACACCCAGCGGATCTTTGAGTTAAAAACTTTTGAATCCGTTAGTCCTCACTCTCTTAAACCTAGCAGACTATTAAGCTCGTCGATTTGTTGCTGCCACTCACGTTGTAATGTGATTTTTTGGTGTTTAGGTTTCCGCGCCAAATCCTCGGCCAGTTTGGCCTCCAGATCCAGCAAGGCTGTCAGCAAATAATCTTCCTCACTTTTCATGAGGGTGGTAATAACAGCTGTAGCAATGGCTGAACTTGAACTCGGCGCTATTACTGGTTTATCGGCCAGAATGTTGTAAACCGGAGCCAGGTCGTGCCACTCTTCGAGCCGTTGTTGGTGGATCAACCAGAAGCGATTACAACTTTGCTCAATTAGCATGCGGTCATGTGATACCAATAATACTGCACCTTTGAACGTTTTTAGTGTTTCCGCCAGTTCCTCTTTACCTTCTATATCGAGGTGGTTGGTCGGCTCATCCAGTAGCAGTAACGAATAGTTTGCCAGTGTTAAGCCGATAAACAGCAGCCGTGAACGTTCACCACCGCTTAGGGTACTTACCTTTTGTTGATGCCGCAGGTAAGGAAAGCCCGCACCAATCAGCGCCATTTTTCGCTGGTCTTCCGTCAATGGTGCAAAAGACGTCAGCGCGTCGCTGATTGAATCGTCATCGTGTAATTGATGTAGGCTTTGATCGTAATATCCCATACGGACTTTTGGATGAAAAACTATACCCGCATCGGAGGTTTCTGGCTGGTTAAATTCTTGCCATAAGCTATGTAATAACGATGACTTACCGCAGCCATTGCGGCCAACTAGCGCGATGCGATCGCCACTTTTTACTCTAACTTCATCCAGTTCGAATAAAACAGGTGCATCCGGCGCAGGACGCACCTGCAAATCAGATAGTGCCAGCACACGATCAGCAGGCAATGCTTCACCATTGAGCCGCAATTGCCATTGATTGCCGGCCGTTAATAGAGTTTGATCTTCCTTCATTCGATCAACTTGTTTCTCCATCTGCTTGGCTTTACGAGCCAGCTTTTCGTTGTCATACACGCTGCCCCAGATAGCCAACCGTTTGGCACTTTTCGCTACTCGGTCGATCTCCTTTTGTTCTGCATGATGGCGATGAGCATCGGCGCTATCCTTTTCTTCTAACGCCAGCCTGGCTTGTGAGCAGGGTAGACGAATAAATTGCAGGGTTTTATCGCGCAAGATCCAGGTGCAGTTGGTCACGCGGTCGAGCAGGCTGCGGTCGTGCGATACCAGTACAAAGCTGCCTCCCCAATTTTGTAGAAACTGTTCAAGCCATAGCAGAGTTGGTAAATCCAGGTGGTTACTGGGCTCATCCAGCAGCAGTAAATCCGGCTGGCGGATCAAAGCTCGCGCTAGCAGCAGGCGCGTATGTTGCCCGCCGCTCAGAGTTGCGGCAGTCAGTGACCATACGTTTTCCTCAAAACCCAGTGTGGCGAGTAGGACTTCGGCTTGCCAGCGTTCCGGTTGGTGCAGGCTGCCCGGCAGATGATTGAGCACCGCATCTATCAACGTAGCTTCGTTTAATGCGCAGGGCAGATGCTGTTCTACCGTGGCCATCAAGCATTGATTTGCTGTTGTGATGGTGCCAGAGGTCATAGATAGTGCACCGCTGAGGATATTCAGAAGGGTACTTTTGCCACAGCCGTTATGCCCAATCAGGCCGATGCGGTCGCCTTTTTTCAGGCTAAAAGAAATCTCAGCCAGTAACGGACCGAAGGTGTTGTCGTAGCTGACAGATTGCGCAGAAAGTAATGTACTCATGATGCTTATCCAGATTTCAGGCATAAAAATGCCTATCGTCAAAAATTACTGACGATAACCGGTAAGCCGGAGGGAAGTTCTCAGATTGTTTAGTTAGCTTCGCTCAAGCAGGTTATCGCAGCACGATACCAGTAATGCTTGAGCAATGACGATCGCTAAGGACGAGCGAAACTAAAAACATTTCACGGGTCAACATGGCAATCCTCCTTATATAAATTGGTGTATGAGTGAGTTGATTATATTGATGGAGTTGTTATTTAGTCTATCTTTTTATATTCCATTCTTATTCCAAAAATTATGCTTTACTCACGATTTATCTGCTTTCAGATTGTCAGAACTTGCTCACCTAAGCGGCTGCTGTGCCGTTGATGAGTGGATTAAATCATAGGGTTATATTGATATCAATCATTAGTTTTACTTCATTATCAATCATAGGGTTAATGTTTTGAAGTTTAGACGAAAAAACCAGCAAGAGCTGGTTTCATTGGTGATTTATTTTGTCTATTGTTTCTACTTTAAGGATAATTCTTTGATATTTCTGGATTTCAATAGCTCATTGAATAACCTGTCGTAGTTCTCAACTTTGGTCCTAAGTGCTTCAATATAATTGTCTTTATCACTTTCAGGTAGTCGGTCAAACAAATTCAGCAATTCCCTTTGTCTTTCACTTAAAACGACTTCTGAGACGGTGGGGAGCTCTGGGTTATCCGTTTCATCACTTAGCAACCAGGAAAGGGAAACACCAAAGGCTTCAGATAATTTTAATGCCGAATCTTTGCTTATCTTTCCTTTCGTGAACCAGCGACCAGCGGCTTGAGGAGTTATTCCGCAGATACGAGCAAGCCCCGACTTATTCACGCCGGTTTTATTCATTAAGTGATAAAGTCGAGCCGCAATAGGCGGTTCCAGTGAGCTTTTTTCTTCTTTCATATCAAGATTATAAACCAAAGGTTTAATTATATAAATAACTCTTTAGTTGTACTTTGATGTAACCCTATGATTTAATCTGGTTGCTGTTTAACGTGGAGGTTGAAGCTACCCAGACAAAGATGCCCATCTTCAGCCCAAACTGGGCTGGGATCAAAAATACCCATTACGTAGCGGTAGGCAACTCTAGTGCTAAAAGGTTAGTTATAAAAAATCACAATTGAACATATGAGAAAATCTACTTAAAATAAGACAAAAGGTGGTTTTTATGAATATAAATTATTTCCGTTGTCCGCTGATGTTCCATCCTCGAATAGCTAAAAGCAGTGGTTATCTGAACGTATAATCACTGCCACGAAATCAACACGTTCCGTGGCTTTCTTTTATCGAAAAGGAAAAAGTCATGAAAAATAAACACTGGTCACAAGTCGAGTATCTGCATCTTTCCGTCAAGAACCCGAATATTTTGATCAGAGGCCAACATAGTTACTACAGTGACTGTTGGGACGATGGGTTTGAACATTCGGTTGTTCGTTATCTCCACGGCGACAACGTCAGCCAGCAATGGGAGCCGCTTGGGCATATTGACCAACTTATTATTGGTGATTATGTCTGTATTGGTGCGGAAACTGTAATATTAATGGGCGGGAATCATAATCAATCCATTGATTTTATTAGCCTTTATCCCTTTATGAGTATGGTGAAAAAATCTTATCAGCCCAGAGGAAATACCGTACTGAATGATGGCTGCTGGCTTGGAATGCGCTGTATGGTTATGCCTGGTATTACGGTCGGAGAGGGCGCTGTTATTGCTGCGGGGAGTATTGTCACAAAAGATATTCCTGCGTATGCCGTCGTCGGTGGCAACCCGGCTCGGGTCATAAAATACCGTTTCTCTGAAGATGTCATTACGAGGATCGTAAATCTACGGATTTATAAACGACCAGATGATGAAATTGAAAAGCTGATCCCATTGCTCAGCTCTGACGATATCTCCACGCTGGAAACCGCGTTAACCGAGCTATGCCCTTGGGAAAAAGACACTTAATAAAATGAGAGCAGCTGATATTTCCTCTTTCATGGGGTTATGTCAGCTATTTCTAATATGTGGTTTTAATTAATTTAGTTAGAAGGGAAATCGAGTTTAATCGGGTCCCCTGTAGGGGGTTAATAATATAAGGATGTTACCTAATGATTCCTATAGAAAACTTGATTAAGCTTCTGCCTTCGGATGGTACAGTTTTACTCCGTTGCGAACATGGTGAGATAGTGAGTGTGGAACACTTAAGAGATAATCAGTTTGTCGCGACCTTACCGGTATTAATCGAATTGGCAGAAATAGCCGGGTATACAATTTCAATGCCCGATGTTTAACGGAATAATAGCTCTGTCGGCCTGAACAACTGACAACCTAAGCAGTTGTTGTGTCATCACTCAAGGGGGCAAGATGACACAACTATCATTTATCAAATCTGACAATAACATACTGACACCGGCCATGCTCGAAGTCAGGGAGTATCTGCATTATAAAATCAAGTTGAGATGCAGCTACGTCAACTATTTAACAAAATATATTCGTCATAGCGGCTTGTGGGCAGATAAGCACGCAGCCCCTATAACTTGCCTCAAATACTGTGATGTATTGCCGCGCTGTGCAATTAAACCTCCAAATGGGCAGGGGCCTGGAAATGCCATATTTTCCATAAACTCCCCCATTTAATTAATAGCGCCACCATCGACCCTAATTAGGACGGGGCGTTATGCACACACAGTATATTTCACGGAAGGAAGAAGAGTTATGATGCGAATATCGAAAAACTTGCCTTCAGGGCAGAAAAAACCAAGGCGTAATATTCAACTTGTTCTTGAGCGCTGGGGTGTATGGGCTAAAGATAATTCAGGTATTGACTATTCCTCTATTGCCGCAGGGTTTAAAGGTTTACTCCCATACACCACCTCATCACGACCTTCATGTTGTGATGATGATGGATTAGCCGTTGATGGATGTGTTTCTCGTTTAAAACGTCATCGGTATGATGAGTGGGAATTGGTCATTCGGCATTATGTCTATAATCAATCCAAACGTGCTATTGCAAGGCAACAAAAGAAAGACGAAAGAGCAATAAGAATAAATCTACAAATGGCTGAGGGCTTTGTTGATGGTTGCCTTGCTATGATGGATATTCGCCTTGAGATGGACGCCGAAATACAAAATTAATTTTTTATGATAAAAGTGTTGGTGCGGCCGCAAAAAGTGCATTAGTCTGATAACAGTTGGTTGTGCAGTTGCACTCACACAGTCAAATAAACCTCGCTCAGGCGGGGTTTTTTCATTTTACCCCAAGCATTGATGAGGCCCGATACTTTTGGGCTCAGCTCCTAACGCGTATTAATTAGAACATCGAGAGCAGCAGGGCAACGGGCAGGCTTAAGGGCCAGGTTATACCAATTAAAAGTGATGACAAGCACCTTACTACTAAGCTCTGGTCACGTGTCAGCGGGAAAATAATGAAAGTAGAAATAATAACGCCAACTACATAAATACAGAGCAGAATAAAACCGGTATTCATCGAGCAATTTTCCTTTTGTCTATGTTGTTGGCTTATTATCACCGAAAGAGACGGTATTTTTACATAATAATTTAAATTATTAGGCCTCGCTATTTGTGTGGTTTTATAGTTCATCGCCAGCATCAATTATCCTCAAATAATCTCTGCGTCTGGATGGGGCACGGCGGCGAGCTATTTTCCAAAAGCAGCAAATATATGCCCAGGCCAACTGGCAGGGGGAGACAATGAAGATGGATAAATATTCCAGCGCGATATCCTTGTGGTTCGGCGGGTTAACAACAACGATTGGTGCGTTATCTCTAAACGAATGGGCCATGGTAGTCGGTATTGTCTGCACGACGGGAACCTTTATTGTGAATTGGCACTATAAGCGAAAAGAATTTCAATTACGGAAGAAATAAAATGTCTCCAACTCTTCGCAGTAAGTTAATGGGTGTTTCTGCTTTCGGAGCACTGGCTATTGCTGGTGTATTACTGGGTGGTGAAGATGGATTAGAGGGCCGCAAGTATGTGGCTTACTACGATGTCGTCAATGTCCTCACTGTATGCGATGGCCACACCGGTAAAGATATCATCCCCAGTAAAAAATATTCTGATGCGGAATGCGATGCTTTATTGCAACAAGATCTGACGCCGGTACAACGCATTGTTGATGCAGCTGTGAAAATCCCACTAAGCCAATACCAGAAAGCGGCTCTGTACTCGTTCACCTATAACGTCGGGCAGCATGCTTTTATCCAATCTACGCTGCTTAAAAAGCTCAATACTGGCGACATCAAAGGCGCTTGCGATGAGTTACGCCGCTGGATATATGCTGATGGTCAGTCGTGGAAAGGGTTAAAGAATCGTCGCGAGGTAGAGCGGGAATTATGCCTGACAGATTAA